GGAAATGAGAACTCTATTATTGATGCGTGGTGCCCCTGGCGCAGGCAAAACGACCTGGATTGAGAAGCACCACCTTAAGAACTACACGTTGTCCCCGGACGACATCAGAATCCTCTGCAGTTCAGTCGACCTGAACGCTTTCGGCGAGTTCTCAATCTCGCAGGAAAGGGACAACGAAAACGAGGTTTGGTCAGTCTTGTTCAAGATTCTTGAGCACAGGATGCAACGCGGCGAATTCACCGTCATCGACGCAACCTGCTCAAAGACCAAGGACATGCAGCAGTACAAGGACCTTGCGTCCAAGTACAGATACAGGATGTTCTGCGTAGATTTCACGGGCGTTCCGCTTGAGACATGTCTGAAGCAAAACAGGATGAGGCCCCAGGAGAAGATTGTTCCGGATAAGGCAATCCTCAATATCTACGCCCGTTACGCGACCCAAAAGGTCCCGGCGGGAATCAAGGTAATCCAGCCGGACGAATTCGAATCCATCCTGGACGAGCCGTTCGACGTCTCCGAGTACGAAAAACTCGTGTTCGTCGGGGACATCCACGGGTGCTTCGACACCTTGATGCAGTATCCGGATTTCAAAAACGGATTGAATCCGAAATACGAATACATCTTCTTGGGCGACTACATCGACCGCGGAAACCAAAACTGCGAGGTTCTGAAGTGGCTTGATTCAATCAAGGACCTGCCGAACGTCTGTCTGCTTGAGGGAAACCACGAGCGTTGGATTCGCGATTACGGCGAAGGTGTTCCAGCCAGGTCACGCGAGTTCGAATACAAGACGAAGCCGGCTTTGATTGAGGGCGGATTCGACGAGAAGATGGCCAGGATGTTCTACCGCAAATGCAGGCAGTTCTCCCACATCACATACAACGGTTTGGAGATTCTCGCCTGCCATGGCGGCATCCCCAACCTGAACACTAACCCGTTGTTCCTGCCTACGGATAAGTTCATCCACGGGGCCGGGACCTACAGCGACTACATCACCGTTTCCGAATCCTGGATGGCGCAGACGAAGGAAAACCAATTCCTCGTCCATGGCCACAGGAACACGGAGGGCAGCGAAATCGATATCTGCGACAGGGTTTTCAACCTTGAGGGCAGGGTCGAGTTCGGCGGACAACTCAGAATCGTAGAGTTGGACAGGAACCTGAAGTGGACGCCCGTTTACCTGGACGACTGCCAGCCGGTCAACGAAAACCTCAACACGGAGGAAAGGCCGGTCGAAACGGTCAAGGATGCCGTAGACTATCTCAGAAACAACAGGTTCGTCAACGAGAAGGACCAAGGTAGGAACATCTCGTCATTCAACTTCAGCAGGGAAGCCTTCGAGAAGGGCAACTGGAACCGTCAGACAATCCTGGCACGCGGCCTGTTCATCGACACGGCCAAGTATGAGGTGGCGGCAAGGAGTTATGAGAAGTTCTTCAGGGTCGGCGAGGTCGCGGCCACTGAGCCCGCTTCGCTCAAATCAAACCTGGTGTTCCCGGTATCGGCCTACCTTAAGGAGAACGGGTTCCTCGCAATCGTGTCATATGACGAGGAAAAGGACGACCTGTTGATTGCAAGCAAGTCATCACTCGGCGGGGATTTCGCCAAATACATCCACACGGCGTTGCACCAAGACGACGACAAGTTATGGAACTCTTTGTTGAACTGGTTCAGGGAAAAACAGAAAACCCTGCAAAACCCGGACGAAAAAGTCAGTTTCGTGTTCGAGTGCATCGACGTAAAGAACGACCCGCACATCATAAAATACGATAAGAGCAAACTCGTGTTGCTTGACATCATAAAAAACAAACTCACGTTCGAGAAACTCGGATACAATGAGATGTCGGCAATCGCGGACGAACTCGGGTTCGAGCATAAGAAGTTGGTATATGAGTTCAAGGACTGGGATTCGTTATATGAGTTCTACAAATCCTTGGATGACGTAGAATACCAATTGAACGGTGAGTACGTCGAGGGATTCGTGTTCGAGGACTCGGCCGGATTCATGTTCAAGGCCAAGACGGGATACTACAATCTATGGAAGAAGTTGAGGGGAGTCGCGACGACGACGTTGAGATGCGGTTACATCACGAAGACGGGAATGTTGACGTCATACCTCGAAAACCTATTCTACGCGTTCTGCAGGGACGCATATGAGAACGACGCCGTCAAGACGAAGGGCGAGGCACCCACGTATCCATATCCGACGGATATAATCAGCCTCAGGGAGAAATTCATGGAAAAATGCTTTGACTCCCTATCTAAATTCAGGTTATAATCGTTTTAATCAGGAGGACATGAAAGGATATGATTAAGGCAATTCTATTCACGGTGGGTTTCTTGGTATTGGCCGCCGTGGCCGGCATCGCCATCTGGCAGGGAATCAAATACTCCAAGAGGAGCGAAGAGGAATCCCGTTACGAAGACGGCTTGGCCGAACTCGAGAAAAAACACAAGGAAAGCATCGACTATATCAAGTTTCAGTATTCCGGTAAGACAGCAGATGCGGAACTCGCCAGGGAAAACAAGAAATACGATACACTCGTCGAACAGTACAAGGCCGAACATCAGGTCACTGAGGCAAAGCCCCTCGGATTCTTGACCGCCGTCGGCCTGACATTGGCCGCATTGGCGTTCGTCATCACCGTCCCCGGTTCGTTCCATCAGGTCGAAACCGGTACCGTCGCCGTCGTCAGACAACTCGGTAAGATTAACGATTTGAGGTTGCCGGGCACGTACTTCGACTTCTACATGACCAACAAGTACGAAACCTACGATACCAAGGTCCAACAGGACAAAATCACCACGTTCGCCTATTCCAAAGACGGGCAGACGATGGAACTTGAGGTATTCTTACAGTATCAGGTCCAAAGCGAGAACATCATGAAAATCGCGACCGAATACGGAAGCCTCGACGCACTTCAGGCCCGTATCGAAACAGTCGCCATCGAAAAGACGAAGGCCATCATGTCTTCCGCCGAAGCCATGACAATCATCCAAAACCGTGCGCAATTCTCCAATAACGTTTCCGATAACGTCAGGAATGGAATCTCCGCCGACTATTACGTGAACGTCAAAGACGTCGTCTTGACCAACATCGATTTCACAGATGAGTTCGAGAAGGCCGTCGAGGACAAAGTCATCGCGGAACAGCAAAAGCAGGCGTCCATCACCAAGGCGGAAGCCGAATTGGAGGTCGCCAAACTTGAGGCGAAGAAGAAAATCGAGGAGGCCCACGGTAACGCCGAGGCGCAGAAGATTGTCGCGCAGGCTTCAGCCGAGGCGGCAACCTACAACATCATCGAGTTGGCGAGAACCATAGGTTATACCGTCAACGAAGAGTATACTTACAAGACAGAAGTCAAGACCGAATACTCCAACGGTGACGTAACAATCGCGACTGCCGAAGACGTGTTCGATGTCAAACAGGCGGAATCCACCACGACAGAAACCGTCGGAATCGAAACCGGAACTATGACGGTAACCACGACGGTCACGTTGGTTGCCACCAAGTATGACATCGACATCACAACCGGACCCGGTGCCGATAAGTTCAAATCGCTCGTAGAGGACTACCTACAATACCTCGCATACCTCGCTAAATGGGATGGCAACTTGCCTGACGTTGTCGCTGGTGACGACGCACTCAGCATCATCGTTCCCGGAGGAAATTAAGCATGAAAGAGGTTTTGACCCTGCATCAAAGCCTCCATGTAGCGAACAGACTCCCCCTCGGAAAGGAAATATCCGTCGGGGAGTTATTCTCGCTTATGAGGAAATCGTCAAGATAGACAGGGTAACATTCAGACCTCCCTGGTAAAAACGTTTGACCGGAGTGGACGTATGTGTTATACTGATGGGGATTATGGAGGAGGAAAGCAAATGAGTCTATACAAGGTATACAAGCAATTCACGGATAGGGCGTCATGCATTCCCGGTTTTATAGTCGGACAGAAGGAAGACGTCCCGTATGACATCGACGTGCTCGCAAACAAATACTGCGAGGCGAGGGATGCCAACGACGAAGAGGCAAAGGACAAATACATCAGTGCCTTATTGGTTAGATACTGGCACCTCGTTCCGCTTTTCTACAAGCAGAGTGCAGGCAGCGGCTATGAAATGTCGGACATGATTGACTGGATTTTCATGGGTATCCAAAAGGCGACCGACAGGAAAGCGAGGAAATGGTTGGACAAGGACTTCAAGTTCTACAACGACCGCAGAGGCCCTGAGAAATGCATCAACAGGTGCATCTACTCCGTCAGGTGCACACAATACCAGCGAAGCAACTATATCAAGAGGAGGTTCGACTACAATACCATCAGCCTTGACGACATAGTTCAGCAATATGAGAAGTCAGGTGACGTAGTCACGTTGGGCGACACGCTGTATGTGGAGGACACCTATTTCTCGAAATCAGACTCGGTAGACGGTTTTGTGGTCAAGTTGCTTGGGCAGGACAACCTCTTCGGGGCGATAACGACCTGGGCAATCGCCAGGGGCGAAGGTATCATGGTTTCCGACGAGAGTGGGAACTACAGCGACAGAACCCTTATCGAGTATCTCCACTATATTCCAGACGAAGACGCCATCGAGTTCGCGGAACAGTTCGGGTTGGATTCCAATAAAGTTCTCGAATTCACCAAGGAAATGCATGGATATTACAGTTCCAAGATGCATAAGAAACTCGATAGGGTCAAGAGATTCTTGAGAAAGGAATTGACAGGATGCTCGATATAGACGTAACCGCGGCGTTCAACCCGGACAACTACGTATCATACAATATCAACCTCGCGAATAACGCGGGGTTTGGCCTTATCGGGGCGGTGTATATCTCCGAGTTGCTTAGGATATATAGGAAAGCGGTCGTAAAGAACTGCGTCGACAACGGATTCTTCTACGTCGACAGAAAATACATAAAGGGAAGGACAACCCTCGACGTCGCCGAACAAAGGAAGATTGAGGATAACCTAATCACACTCAAGATTCTCGAAAGGGAAACCGGCGACGTCATAAAGGTAGACTTCAATAAGGTGTTCAACCTCATGATGATTCCGGCGGATAGCGTGTTGATTGATGACATCAGGAACACCTGCGGAATCAAGGACATGACCAAGGCAAGGAGGGAAAAAGTGGCCGAAAGGCTCAAGCACTACATCATGCCCGAATTGGACGAGAAGGTTCGGGAGATGCTCGGTTCCTGGATTGATTCACTGTGTGATACCAATAAGGCCTTGACCAAGGTAATCGTGACGGATTTCCAGAAGAAGTTGGTAAAACTCACAAACGGAGACGTCGACACGATGTTGAAAGTCATTGACATCGCAATCACGATGTCGTATACTAATTGCAACTGGGCATACGAGTGCTTAATGCCCAGGTCTTCTTCGACTAAATCCGTCAGGAACACGGCCCAAAGCGAGTTGTCCGACGAGCAAATCGAGGAATACAAACGAAGCAAACGAAAATAACGGGAGGATGTCATCATGTCATACACAGTAACGTTAACCGTCGGAATCAACATGCCTTATTCTAAGGTGGTTAGGAATTTCGACAACAAGGGGGATGCCGTCAGGTTCTTGAACGAGTGCTTGGCCAATCCTGAATATGATGACGTCTCCTTTTTCACTTTAAGAAAGAACGAGGAAAGGGGGCCAATCGATGTTAACGATAGACAATGATAACTGCTGGATGAAGGATTCGTGCAGCCATGCCGACTGCGATACGTTCTGCCTTAAGCACTTCAAGTTGGACTACCTGTTCGATGAGGCCCTAATCCCGCACGAAATGAGAAAGAGGCCGGAGTTCTATCTCTATACCAACGACCCGGATAAGGACGTTTATGACTATCTCAGTTCCGTATCGAACAACATACTCGAATTCGTCGGCTCCGGAAAGAACCTATATCTGTATTCAAGCCAATGCGGATGCGGGAAGACGTCATGGGCGATTGTCCTTATCCAATCATATCTAAATAAGATTTGGTATAAGTCCGAGTTGACCTGCAGGGCGTTGTTCATCAACGTTCCCCAGTTCCTGATAGCACTCAAGGAAAACATCTCAAACAAGAGCGAGTACGTCGAACACATCAAGAAGAACATCCTATCGGCTGACATCGTGGTCTGGGACGACATCGCCACAAAGGCAATCACGTCGTTCGAGGCCGAGAACCTGTTGTCGTTCATCGATGGCAGGATATTCCACGGAAAGTCCAACATATTCACTTCCAATTTGGGGAAGGAAGAGTTAAAGGACGCGGTCGGTGACAGATTATACAGCAGAATCTTCAATGCGTCCGACGCAATACAGTTCAAGGGACTTGACAAAAGAAAATTAAAGAACCAATGAAAATCGTGTATAATATGGGAGGAGGATTATAATGATTCAATTACAGGTCTTGAATTACATACTTAACACAAAAGACACGTCTTTGATTGATTTGAACAACCTCACCGCAGATTATTTCAGCGATTATAGGGAAGAGTTCAAGTTCATTGTAAACCACAGGGACACATACGGAATCGTTCCCGACAAGGAAACATTCCTCAGCGTGTTCCCGCAGTTCGAAATCATCGTAGTAAATGAGAGCGAGGACTATCTAATCCAAGCACTCCTGGACGATTACAAGGCCAGGGAAATGGCCGCCACGTTCAACTCCGTAAAGAAGTTGCTCATTTCCGGTAAGGTCGACGAGGCCACCAGGGAATACGAGAAGTCAATCGAGAAAATCAATAAGGTGGGCGTCAGCCTGAAGAGCGTGGATATCCTCAAGGATACCAGCAGATACGACGCATACGTCGAGAGAACGCAGGATTATTCCAAATACTACCTTTCCACAGGGTTCAAGGAATTGGACGACGTCATCGGCGGAATCGACAGGGAAGAGGACCTCGGCGTCATAGTCGCCAGAACCAACATCGGTAAGTCCTGGATTTTGGCCAAGATGGCGTCTGCTGCGGCAGCCCAGGGATTGAGGGTCGGACTGTATTCCGGCGAGATGTCCGAAAGGAAGGTCGGTTACAGAATCGATACCCTATTGGGCCACATCAACAACGGAGCGTTGAACCACGGCAACGACATGATTCAGACCGAATACAAGAAATATATGGACGAATTGCCTGGGAAATACACCGGGACATTGGAGGTTCTCACACCTCAGATGATTAACGGGATGGCCGACGTGAACGCCTTACGAGTGTTCATCGAGAAGAAGAAACTCGACATCCTGTTCATAGACCAACTGTCGTTGTTGGACGACCAGAGGAACGGCAGAAGCCTTCCCGAGAGGATGGCCAACATCTCGCAGGACTTGAAGAAACTCCAGGTCCTTGCGCACATCCCCATCATCTCCGTATCGCAACAGAACAGGACGAAGAACGACGATAACCCGGACGTAATCGACACCACGCAAATCGCCGGTTCCGACGACGTCGGCAGATTCGCCACGTTCGTAATCGGCATCACCAGGGACAAGAAGGACAACACAATCATGACCATGCACGTCGTCAAATCGAGGGACAGCGCAAACGGCCAGAAACTGACTTACGTAATCGACTTGAACAAGGGCTATTTCACCTATGTCCCGGAAGAGACCAAGGACGACGGCGGTGCCGTGTTCAATCCCGTTTCCGACAGGGAACAGGCCGAGTTCGAGAGCAGATACAACAGTCCCGACGGCGGCGAGGGAATCTTCTGATGAGCGATTTGATAATCAGAAACCATCTGATAGACGCCCCAATCGAGGACATACTTGAGTTGGCCAAGTCACAGTTGACAAACGGCAAACTTGAAAGGATTGAGCCGAACAACGACTGGGTTAAGGTCACGTGCCCTAACCCCGAGCATAAGGGCGGACACGAGAGCAGGCCGAGTTGCGGTGTGTATTGCGGAGATTCCCCGGATAGGGAATATGGGACGATGCACTGCTTCACCTGTGGCGAGAACGGCTCACTCGCACATTTCATCGGATTATGTTTCGACGAGGACGATGAATTTGGGGAAGATTGGTTGGTGGATAACTTCGGATATCTCACCGATACCTCCTCGATTGTCATGTCGGACATAGAACTGCCGTCAGAAAAGAAAAAGGTCGAGGCTATGGACGAATCGTTCCTGGACGGATTGCTCGATTGGCATCCGTATCTCGAGAAGAGGCATCTCACCAAAGAGGTGTGCGGGAAGTTCAAAGTAAGATACGACCCCAACGAGGAGTGCGTGGTATTCCCCGTCTGGGATGAGGACGGAAACCTCTACACGGTCACCAAGAGAAGCGTGAACAGCAAGAGGTTCGTACTCGAATCCGATAAGGAAAAACCACTATATCTATTCAACTTCATAAAGAAGTTCGACATACCGGAGGTGACGATAGTCGAATCGCAAATCAACTGTCTGACCCTCTGGAAATACGGAATGCCGTCAATCGCTTTGTTCGGAACCGGGACAAGGCATCAATATGACATCCTCAACCGAAGTCCGATAAGGCACTATTACCTTGCGTTCGACGGTGACGAGGCAGGCGACAAGGGAATCAGAAGGTTCCTGAAGGCCATAAGGAAAGACGTGTTCGTCGATATCATAATGATACCGCGTGGAAAGGACGTCAACGATTTGACCGAGGAGGAATACGACTCCCTTGAGATAATCGGAAGCGACGAGTGGTTGGCGAGATACGGAGGAAGAAAATGAAGAAAGTAGCATTCATTTTGGCGGATGGCCATGCCAGGGTCAACGTCATCGACATCCTTGAGAACGAGGACAAGAAGGTAGGCGAAGTGGAAATAGCCTGCGAGAAAACCGGTAAGTTGTTCATGTCGCCATACGTTTTGGACAAGAACAACGAAATGGAATCCGAGATTCACTTCAAATACTGTCCGCTTTGCGGAAAGAAACTGGTAAAGGAAACCAAGGAGGTTATATTCGATGGGGAAGAAATTGGTTAAGGAGGGAAATCAGTACTGGTGTCCGGACGATGGCTACATCTATGATTTGGACGGCAACCTAATCGCACACGACACTGTAATGAGATACCCCCAGGAAAAACATCCGGACATCGACGTATCGGATTGTGAAATCGTCGGGGAGCCAAACGAATCATACAATAGGTTCGAATACCTAAGCGACGGCCCACGGGACTTCGATTTGCCCCATAGGTCGACGGGGAGGAGTGCCGGATACGACTTACACTCGCCGGTGGAGTTCTGGGTGGAACCTGGGGACACGGTCGAGGTCTCGCTTGAGATTAAGTGCAGAATCAAACCCGGTGAATTCCTGATGATTGTCCCAAGAAGTAGTTTGGGATTCAAGGGGACGAACCACATCGCAATCACGAACACTGCCGGTATCATCGACTCCGACTATTACAACAATAAGGATAACGAGGGCGTGATTAAGGCTAGGTTCCACAACTTCGGCCCCAACGTGTTCCACGTCCAGAAGAACGACAGGGTTCTCCAGGGAATCTTCGTCAAGTACGACACGACCGATGACGACGACGCCACCGGCGAAAGAATCGGCGGATTGGGGTCCACCGGGAAGTAAAAATGTTTGCACTTATAATGAAAACAGTGTATAATAGGGGTATGAAAGGAAAATTTTATGGCTATCAAAACATTTGAAGACTACATCAACAACAAAAACAGCGCGGCTGCCCGCGACGCCAACGGCGGTTTCGGCGGCAACTTCCCCGAACGTAAGGTCGGGTATCTCAAGGGACTCCTAAGCAACGACAAGGATTCCATCTTGGTCCGTTTCGACTACGGTTCCCCAAACGATTTCCAAATCGTCACCGTCCACTCCGTCAAGGCGGTTTCCGCAAGCGGCAAGACCTACAACCGTTACGTCTCCTGCCTAAGGGGACCCAAGGAACCCATTTCCGTCTGCCCGTTCTGCTCATCCACCGACGAAGGCATCTCGGCCGTCAAGAACAAAATGTTCGTCAAGATGGTCGTCTACACCGTTGACAACAACGGAAAGACATCCGCTGAGCCCCATTGCTGGGACCGTCCCGCCAAGATTTCCGAGGAAATCGTCAGGGCGTATAAGGACGGCATCGACGACGGTTTCTATGCCGAAGGCACCCCCATCCGCGACGTCGTGTTCCAAATCACCCGTTCCGGCGCGAAGGGAAGCCGCGACACCGTCTACCACATCAAGGCCAAGAACCCCAACGTCTATCGCCCCGAAGTCTATGTGAAGGACTTCTCAGCGTTCGAAGGGTTCGACGCCGGACATCACTCCTATAGCGTCAAGACCGCCGAGGATATGTCAAAATACCTCGAAACCGGCGAATTCCCCGCCTTCAAGAAAGAAGGCACAGCGACCGCCGAGGCCGCTCCCGCCAAAGCAGCGGAAGCGACACCCGTCGCCCCCGCCGCACCCGTGGCATCGGAACCCGCTCCCGCAACTGTCCACGCCGCAGTCGCGGCCCCCGTCGAAGAAGCACCCGCTTCCGCAGACAGACCCCGCAGATACAATACTTTATTCTAAGGAGGATAGTGCATGTCCGTGATAGAAAGCCTTTGGGGAGCGGAGTTCAACATCGACACGGAAGAACAAACCAAAGCCGCGTTGAGGAAAATCCGCAAGCCCAAAGAGGTTAAGGCCACTGTCCGGGGTGCATCAAAGAAACTATCCATAGGCGAGAGAATATCGGTAATCAAAGAGAAGGTCTACAGAATCCTTGGCCGTCAGGTCGGAAACGTATCCGTCGTGAAGACCAAGGAAGACCTTCATGACTATATCTCTGTTGCCATTGCCAACGGGGTATTGGCGGTCGATACCGAAACCAATAACAGCCTTGACCCGTTGACATGTAAGTTGATGGGTCTTTGTTTATATACCCCAGGTCAGAAGCAAGTTTACGTTCCGGTCAACCATATCGATTACATGACCGGTGAAAGACTGCCTTGGCAATTGACAGAAGGCGACATCGCCGAGGAACTCGTCAGGTTGCTGACAGGAATCAAACTCATATTCCACAACTACAAATTCGACTATCAGGTACTCAAATGCACCTGTCACGTCGAATTGCCGTGCTATTGGGACACCTTGATTGCGGCCAAACTCATCGACGAGAACGAGGAGGCCAACCTCAAGACCCAATATATTACCCACATAGACAAAGAGCAGGTCAAATACAGCATCGAGAAACTCTTCGAGAAGGAGAAATACGAAATCTTCTCCCCGGAGTTGTTCGCGTTGTACGCCGCCACCGACTCCCTTATGACCTATAGGCTGTATTCGGAATACCAAAAGGGCATCATGGATTCACCGGATTACGCGGACATCAGGGAGTTGTTCTTCAACGTCGAGATGCCCTGTATCGTCGTGGTGGCCGAGATGGAACTCACCGGGGTCGAATTCGACGTCGAGTATTCTAAACGACTCGGCGACAAGTACCATACTCTGCTCAAAAACAAAGAGGACGACGTCTATGCCGAAATCGCCAAGATTCAACCCGACATCGACGCCTGGAGGCTTACCGAGGACGCTACGTTCAAGCCACGCATATACTACAAGCCAAAGAAAACCAAAAAGAAACTGACGCCGGAGGAATACGAAAGGGAAAGGAAGAACATCGAAAAATCCTATCCGTTCGTGGACGAATCCGGAAGAAGGTACAAACTGGGGAAATCCAAAGGCGAGCAACTCAACGAGGTCGTCAACCTTGGAAGCCCACAGCAAATCGCCATCTTGGTTTACGATATCATGAAGACCCCTCCGGTCGACGAAAGCAAACCGCGTGGCACGGGCGACGACATCCTAAGCCAAATCAACACACCGCTAACCAACAAACTGTCGGAGTACAGGGAAATCAACAAACTAATCACCGCCTTCATCGATTCGTTGCCGACCAAAATCAATCCGGTCGACGGAAGAATCCACTGTTCGTTCAACCAATACGGCGCGAAGACGGGCAGGTTCAGTTCGTCCGAACCAAACCTCCAGCAGATTCCCTCCCACAACAAGGAAATCCGTATGCTCTTCAAGGCAAGGGACGGATATACGTTGGTAGGTTCAGACTTCTCGCAGCAGGAACCCCGTCTTCTGAGTCAGTTGTCAGGTGACGAGAACATGATTAACGCCTATAGGGAAGGCAAGGACCTGTATGCCACAATCGCGAGCGGCGTATACCATAACGATTACTGGGACAACATGGAACACCATAAGGACGGCTCAGCCAATCCCGAGGGAAAGAAGAGGAGGGGAAACTGCAAGTCAATCCTCCTCGGAATCATGTATTCACGCGGACCTGCGGCCATCGCCGAGCAAATCCACAGCACAATCGCCGACGCACAGGGAATCATCGACAACTTCTACAAATCGTTCCCACGGGTCAAGGACACAATCGACGCATCGCATTCCATGGCGAAGGCGTTGGGTTACGTCACCGACCTTTGGGGAAGGAGGAGAAGGTTGCCCGACATCAACCTCCCCAAATTCGTGGTCACGTCAAATAACGTGTCCGCGAACGACTTCAATCCATTCCTGAACTGCAGGAACAGGGTATCGAACCAGGACATCATCGACAAATACACCGCGATGCTATACAAGACGAGATACAAGAAGGAAGTCAGCGAGATAGTCGGCCTGGCGAAGGTCCACGGACTCAAGGTAGTCGACAACTCCGGTAAGATTTCCCAGGCCGAACGCCAATGCCTCAACGCACGTATCCAGGGAAGTGCGGCTACCATGACAAAGATAGCCATGATTAAACTCTACAACGACGAGAAGTTGAGGGAGTGGGGATTCAAAATCCTCATCGGCGTCCACGACGAACTCATCGGCGAATGCCCGAAGGAAAACGCCGACAAGGTCGCCGAAAGGCTCTGCGACATCATGAAGAGGTCCGTCGAGGGATTCGTCAACGTCCCGTTCAAGTGCGACGCCGACATCTGCGACAGATGGTATTACAACGACTACATGGACGTCGTCAAAGAGGAATACGCGGACCTCAGGAAGTCCGGTGTGGACGCTGAGACAGCATTCTCAGAAATCGCCAAGGAACATTGTGAGACGCCTCGCGAGGAATTGGCGGAAGTGCTTAAAAAACTATGATAGTTTATCATGAAAACGTGTATAATATGGATGTGTGAGAGGAGATAGAATCAAATGGTAATTGAAACAAAATTGCTACAGGACAGCGCAAAGAAGATTTTCGACGCCGTCGATTCCCATTCCAGTACCCCCGGAAGCGAGACACTGGAAATGGAGATGGTCGGGAACGTCTTGCACTTGAACGTGGCGAACAACGAATATTTCGTCTCGGTCAAGATTCCCTTGGAATTCGAGACGGAGTTCCACGTCGTGGTTAAGGCCACGCTCTTCCTTGACTTAATCAGCAAAATCACCACGAAAGAGGTGAGTTTCGAACAGGAAGACACGTACCTTCTAATCAAGGCGAACGGAAAATACAAGATTCCGTATATCGTGGACAAGGATGGTGCGTTGGTGACCATCAATAAAATCCACATCGACAACGTGACGAGCGAGTTCGCAATCGACACGACGATACTCAAGTCAATCCTCAAATACAACTCGAAGGAATTGGCGAAGAGCGGCTCTTCCTCAAAGGACGCGAGAAGGTTCTTCCACGTCGACGAGCAAGGGGCCATCACGTTCGCGGCCGGGGCCTGCGTCAACTCATTCACATTGCCCCAGCCTGTCGTGTTGACGTTAAGCGAGAAACTAGTCAAACTGTTCAAGTTGTTCAACTCCGATTCGGTCGACTTCAAAATCGGTTACGACGAGGTCGCCGGGGCGGTTCAGACGAAGGTCAGTTTCGAGGACGACTACATCCAATTGGTGGCCATCCTCACCTCCGATAAGGCATTCACCACGATGGTACCCAAGGAGGCAATCAGAAACCTCGCCAACTCGGTTTACAAATACGAGGTAGTCGTCGACAAGAACATCCTTCTCGACGCAATCAACAGGTTGGCAATCTTCGTGGACCTCAAATCGAAGACGCTCAGTCCGATATTCCATATCGATTTCGGCTCCGACGAATTGGTTGTCTACGACACCAAGAAGGAGAACCTCGAACCGGTTCCATACTCGAACGCGGCATCGGCAATCAGTTATTCCGTGTTGTTGAACGCGAACGACCTTAAGTTGACGCTTGAGAGTTGCGATGAGGACTTCATCACAATCAGGTTCGGGAACAACAAGGCAATCATCATCGAGAGGAACAACGTCAAGAACATACTTCCCGAGGTGAGGGAGACCCGATAATGGCGGTAAACAGGGGTAAGAAGTTTGAGGCGAAGGTGAAGGAGGACTGGAAGAGGTGCTTCCCGAAATCCTTCATCTACAGACTTCCGGACCAAATATCCGGGTATCTTACCACAAGCCAGAATCCCTGCGACTTCATCGGGTTCACAAACAAGATGCTGTTCCTGATGGAGTGCAAGTCTACGAATCAGAACACGTTGAACTTCGCCAAGATACGACAGTACGATAGGCTCGTGTCTTACATCGGGACCGAGGACACCTATCCTGGGGTCCTCGTATGGTTCGAAAAGCAGGATAAGGTCATGTGGTTCCCGGCAGAGGAACTTCAGAGGATACGTGAGGACGGCCATAAATCTATAAACGCGAATATGGTCGATGAGTATAAGGTAGTGGACATTCCGTCGGTTAAGAAGAGGGTGTTCCTCAATACCGATTACACGTATCTGGTAAAGGCGTTGAAGGAGATGCAAAATGGATAAGATTGTATACTACACCTTCGACTACGGCGGAAACTCCGTGGTCGATTACGGGTACGCGGTTCATGAGTCGTTGCAGGACGTGATTGAATACAAGTACTGCAAACACTACAACAAACCCTACCATCCCCTTGCTTGGTACCTAGAGGACGGGGCAAAGGAATTCGTCAAGGGAATAGAGGACTCATGGCTCAACAACACGTTGGATATGTGGGAGATATACTCCGACTATGGGTTCTGCGATTGGCTCAAGGAGAAATACGAGGACGACGCGTTCTCGGAATGGGTAAGCACATTGAATTTGGACACGGGTTGTCCGGGAGGATGTTCGACATATGGAAGTGACTAAGGAAACGTTAAACGATTTGCTCAAGGAAACGGACGAGCAGGTAAGAACCATCCAGTTGATTGCCAATGACATCGTCAAGGCGAAGACCGAGGATTTGGACGCTTTGATGACCGAGATTCAGGAGAGAATCGTCATCCAGGACAATCCGTCGGACGAATTGTTGGAAAGGTATTTCCTCGAACTCACGAACGCACTCTACTTCCTGAACGCCAACTGCGAGTTCTTCGGGTTCTACGACGACATGTCCAAGACGAGTGCCAGGATGAAATACAACGAGGCCTACAGCGAAAGCCAGGCGAAGGCGGCAGTCGACACCTCATCGAAGAAGGCCAGAACGACCGTCGGAGACCATGTGGCATACGCCGAGAAGGCATCGTTGAACGAGACAATCATCAACCAAATCTACTCCAGGAGTTTCAGAATCGTCAAGAGCAAAATCGAGGCCGCCCAGGAAATGGTAAGGACATTGAGCAAACTCATCAGTTCCCACGCGCAGGATAAGCAATTGTCCATGTTCGGAGGGGTCAACCAGAACAAGAGTGGATTCAAGGGCAATGGACAATAACGGCAAAGGTAAAACCGTCCTCGACAGAAAGACCAAGAGGGCGTTGAGGAAGGTCATCAGGATATTCAGGAAAAACGTCAGAAAATACAAGAAGGAGGAAATGTAATGGGATTAACCGATGTATTGAAGAACATCTCAAAGAAATACGGCGACTCTGTCGTCAAGGTAGGCGTCGAGGAATTGTCCGTCGACGGCATGCTTTCGTTGGGTTCCCCGTCGTTCGATTACTGCGTTTACGGCGGTGTGCCTGAGGGACGTATCATCGAATTGAGTGGTGCCGAGGGTTCGGGAAAAACCACCACCGCGTTCATGATTGCGGCATCATACCAAAGGGCCGAAATCGAAAGGAACCCCGACAATCCACGTGCCATCGTCCTATTGGACAACGAGGGCACCGCTGACCCGGTCTGGGCAAAGAAACTCGGATACGACATGGATGCCGATGCACCCGTCAGGACGGTCATCATCAGACCGGAGGCGCAATCGGCCGAGGAAATCTTCGACATGGCGTTGGAGATGCTGAAGACCGGAGAGGTCGGTTTGCTCATCTTCGACTCAATCGCCACGTTGGTTCCCATGCAAATCGCCAACGAATCGATGGAAAAGAAACAGATGGGCGGAATCTCAGGCTCATTGACCAGGTTCGCCAACACGGCAATCGGGCTGTTGAGGAAATACAAGGCCACGTTGGTCGCAATCAACCAGGTCAGGGAAAACCTCTCCGGCTATGGCGACTTCCTGATGACCCCCGGCGGACGTGCCTGGAAACACGCATGCTCCATGAGGCTCATGTTCAAGCGTGGCGAATTCTTCGACGACGAAGGCGCGAAACTGACCACCAAGGCCGAATCGCCGGCAGGACACATCATCGAGGTGGCCGTCCTCAAGACGAAAGTCTGCAAGTGGGACAGGAAAGTCGGATACATGCACCTCAACTACGTCAGGGGCGTGGACATCCTCGAAGACACAATCGACGTCGCCTTGCACTTCGGCTACATCATGAACGCGTCCGCCGGATGGTATGTGGTGATGAATCCGGACTACGAAGGCGCGGCCATGTTCGACGACAACGGCAAGCCAATCAAGGTCCAGGGCAGAAAGAAACTCAAGGCATATTTCGAGGAACACAAGGACGTCTGGAAGAAACTCTACACCAAGATTTACGAGAGACTCGAAAAGAAGGAAGACAACTACGTCGCCATCTTCAACGAGATGCTCGATACCGATATCGAGGAGAAGTTCGGGGTCGATTTGGCGAAGGAACAGGCCGATGACTAAGAACAGGGAAAGCACTAGGTACTACTCCGACATGCAGGAGAAATCGGTCGTCAAACTGGTCGGAGGGCAACAGGTCTCCAACTCGGGTGCCGGAAAGTTCAGAAAGGGCGACGTCCATCATGACGGGGCGTCCATGCTGATTGAATGCAAAACGCCGACATCCGAGAAAAGTTCGATATCCATCAAAAAGGAATGGATTGACAAGAACAAAGAGGAGGCGTTCACGCAACGCCTATCCAACACGGCCATAGCGGTCACGTTCGCACCCGGGACCGAAAACTACTTCCTAATCGACGAATCGCTGTTCAGGTTCCTCGTGGGGAAACTTGAGGAGGAGAATTCCAAATGATTACGACAATCCTAAACGATGTGAACAGGGTGGTCCTGGACAAGGTCAACTATCCGGACGCAGCCACGTTCTACAAGAAAATCGGAGATACGGTCTCCATGTTGCTGGAAGGCGGAAAAATCGTGGTGGCGGTCAATCTCGACGACCGCAAATCGAAGGTGCTAATCGAATACGTCGACGACAACGACGAGGCCCCGAAGCCCTACTGGCTATTGCCCGAGGAGGCGGACGTCGCGGAAACCTACCATATGGGATTGGAACTCAACTTCCATGAACAAAGGGCCAGGTTCCTGAAGAACGCACTCCAGAACAAGCAGGACAACGCAAGGCGCATGCTTGGCAAAATAGGGAATGACGGTGGCAATGACGACGGCGGATTCGAAGCCTAAAGGTAATGCATGATGTGCGTGGGCAGGTTAAGTCAGAAAACGCGAAAGTCGTTGACTTGCCTGCCCAAACGTGCTAAAATAAGGGTGCGGATGGGAAATCCGTGCTTCCGGCCATTGCCAGGTCGGGAAAAACAAACTGGGCTCGTATATTTGGTTTTGACAGGTATTTGCGGGTTACGATTGCATCGGTTGGTCACCATAAACCAAACAAACAACAAATGGCAAATCTTTAATCAACAGAGTCAAATCATTCTTCGCCAACCTCTTCAAAGTTGGCACTCCTAGAATGGCCTTAAGTTACTAATCTGAGTAACGGCTCTCCTGAATCCCGTGAAGTCTGATGGCGGTATTCGGGCAAACAATCGGACTAGCGAACCGAGGAACGTCACCCGAGGAAAGCGAAAACAAATGTGGCGTACACGGTCAGGGGACGTTGTCGGTTAAACATCCTGCCGTCACAATCAAATCGACTAAGATGTAGAGATTGTCGCCCAAAGGTATTTGGACCCGGGTTCGACTCCCGGCGGGTCCACCAAACGATTATCCTCGGTTAAGAGACACCGTTATAAAAGACCTCGATTACATATATTGCAGGAGAGTGGAACGGATATACCATTCACGGCCCATAACCGGTTGAGATACTAGGTTCGACTCCTAGTCCTGCAACCAATTGCCCGAGTGGCGGAATCGGTAGACGCAAGGGACTTAAAATCCCTCGCCGAAAGGCATACCGGTTCGACTCCGGTCTTGGGCACCATGACATATCCTCCTGTAACTCAACGGTCAGAGTGGGCTCCTTATAAGGGCTAAATCGGGGTTCGACTCCCTGCTGGAGGACCATAACATACATATTCTTGAAAGGAAAGCATATGACACAGGAAGAAAAAATCAACAAGGTCTTCGAACTTGAGTATTTTGCAGACTTCAGGGAGGGGGAGAAGAAAGCAATCGAGGAGGAAATCAAGGCAGCCCGCAACGAGGCCAACGGCATCAAGGCGGAACTATTGAAGGAATTCCTTGAGAACAATATCAACGAGAAGGAGGTCGGCGACGTCATCGCGTCCATCGGCGTCACCAGCACCACCGGCTACGACGACGAGGAAGCCGTCAAGAAATACCTTTCCGACAACGGGTTCAACGACTTCTTGAAGGTCGAGGTCAGCATCAAGAAAAAGGAATTGAACAAGGAACTCAAGGACAACGCGGCCCTTAAGGAAGCCATCAACCCATTCATCTCCACGAAGCAGACCAAGTACTTGGTCGTCACCGACCGTGAGAACCACGAGAAGATGCTCGAACACAGACTCAAGAAGAAGAACTAAGTGTCCTCAGGCACCCTCCTGAGGTGGTGGAGTCGGGTGAGGCGATAACACCCATACAATCAACACTTTCATTTTTTCTAAGTTTATCGTATAATATTGTGAGGAGGAAGCACTATGTTAACAAAGGAAAAGATTGTCCAGAACAGGGCGACGTTCGTCAACCTATTGAAATCCATAGACATCCACGGGGCCGATATCGACGGTCTCATTTCGTTTTTGGACGAAAGCGATTTCTTCTTCGCACCGGCGTCCATTAAATGCCACGCCGCCTACGACGGCGGTCTTTGCGAGCATTCCCTAAACACATACAGGGTAATCGTGGAATTGGCTGGGTACATGGAATACCTCGGCGAACAGAAACTGGCGGACGAAAGGAAGTTCGACGAGAACTCGCTTAAGGTGGTCGCCCTGCTCCACGATTTGGGCAAGGCGAACTATTTCACGGAATACGCCAGGAACGTCAAGGACGAGAACGGGAAATGGACTTCCGTCAGGGAATTCAAAATCAGGGAACCGGAAGACAGGGAACTCGGAAACGTAGCCGTCAACACGTTCCTACTCGTGAGCAAGTTCATCCCCCTCAATCCCGACGAGACCTCGGCGTTGATTAACTTCAATTGCGGACTCGACATCGGATACGCGAACAAGGACATGTGTTCGATTTTGGCGAAAAGCAGTCTGACGACTCTCTTACATTGTGCCGATATGATGAGTTGTTACCTGATTGAGCAAAGGCATGAACAAGATAATTGAAAGCCAATTGGCCAAGGTCCAAGAGGCTGATTTATCCAATTACGACGCACGGACGAAGACGTGGCACATACCTAAGATATCGGACGTGCGAATGGACGTCGGGAGTTGCTACCTGATTGAGTTGGACGATTCGTTGTTGAATCCGTTGGCCAACCAAATCCTGGTAAGCAACTGGAATCAGGGCAAGGTACCGGAGGACAAGTACTTCAAGGTCGAGGTGCTCTCCAAGATGAACAGGATGATTAAGGTCATGGGATTCGGTTACGACCCAGCAACGAAAACGGACAAGACAACCGTGTGGATGGGATGGCTCCCACTCAACATGGTAAAGGTCTTAGAAAGGATTTGACGGATGGAAAGTTTAGCGGTTAAGTACAGACCAAACGAATTCGGGGAAACACTGTCGCAGAAGTCTACGATTAGGATTCTCGAAAGGCAGTTGGAGTCGAAGCAGTATTCTAACGTCTATTTGTTCTCAGGCCCCTCAGGAACCGGCAAAACCACGTTGGCCAGAATCTTCGCCAGGAAGATTAACGGCGGGGAGGGCATGCCAATCGAAATCGACGCGGCGTCAAACAACGGCGTCGACAACGTCAGGGAAATAATCGAGGACGCCCAACAGAGGAGCATCTACGGCGAATACAAAATCTTCATCATCGATGAGGCGCACATGATTACCACTCAGGGATGGAACGCGTTCCTTAAGGGAATCGAGGAACCTCCCATGTTCACGATATTCATGTTCTGCACCACCGACCCCCAGAAGATTCCGGCGACGATTCTCAACAGGTTGATGAGATTCAACCTCACGAAGGTCCCGGCCGAGGACATCGAAAAAAGGTTGAGGGAAATCTGCGCAAAAGAGGGATTCACTAACTATGATGCCGCTTGCACCTATATCGCGAAGGTGTCCAACGGGTGCGTAAGGGAAGCCATCAGCAACCTAGACAAATGCTCCCAGTATTCCAACGACATCTCGATGGAGAACGTGTTGGAGTGTTTGGGCGAGTTCTCATACGAAACGATGTTCAAATTGACGGACGCGATGGTCGACCGCGAACACGCGAAGGTAATCGGGATTCTCGAAAACTGCTACAAATCCGGCACCGATTTGAGATTGTTCGTTGACCAATACGCGGCGTTCATCTTCGATATCGAGAAATACTGCCTGTTCAAGGACCTCGGTCCGACTTCCATCCCGGAATCGTTGGAGGCGAAGGTCAAGTACACGGTCGGGTTCGAGGGAAGCGAGAAATACTTCGTCGACCTCATGGACAAACTCCTCGACTTGAAGAAGTCGCTGTATAACGATTCCGATATCAAGACGACGGTCATGCTGTCGTTCTCAAGATTCGCCAGGGGTAAGTGATATGGTCGGTCAAGATAAGTTGATTGGCCGTTTATTCTCCCAAGACATCTCATATTCCCCCAAAACGATGCTGTTTTTAGGGGAATACGGGTGCGGAAAGCACACATTGGCCAAAGAATACGCCGAAAGGTTCGGGCTTGAGTACATGGACGTATCCGAGGGATTATCGGCCGATTCGATAGCGGAATACCAGGCCAGACCGGTTCCGACGCTATATCTCATAGACGCGTCGTCCTTGACAGAGAAGGTCCAGAACTCGATGCTCAAGTTCATCGAGGAGCCAGGGGACTTCGCGCACATCATCATCGTCTGCGACAACCCTGAGGTTCTGTTGCCCACGATAAAGAATAGATGCGTCCAATACAAGTTCGAGGAATACTCCAGGGACACATTAAGGGAATTCGTGTCACCAATGGCCTTGGACGACGAAATAGACCTAATCCTGGACTCAGGTTCCACGCCCGGTCAGATAATGGACGTCGAACCGAACAGGATTAAGGAACTGGATTCCCTAAGCACGGCGTTCGTGGACAAACTTCAGGACGCCAGATTCGACAACGCCATGTCGTTGGTCGCGAAATGCAAGGACAATGTTCTGGCATTCCTTAACTTAACGATAAAAAAGTTGTATAATAAGTATATGGCGGGTTTCGACGATTCGCTATTGGGAATGTACGAACTCACCAAGGACTACAAAAACAGGTTGATTAGGTTCCCGAAACTGAACGCGGAGCAGTTGATGTACAATTACGTCACCGTCGCGTGGATGCAAAGAAGAAAAGCGTAAGGAGGAGATATGGAAGGCAGTTTGATTTCATTGAAGGCAAAGATATTGTCCGGCTCCGTAGAAAGCACGTGTGCAATCTTCGTCTGCCCGGAAGACAACTTCCTGGCCAAGACATACGTCAACGGAATCGCCAACTCCAGGGGAATGGTCAAATTGGCCATCGACAAACTGTCGGAATCCCTTGAGAGCAAGAACACCTTCACAGGCTCCGCCGATACGCTTTTCGTTTTGTATACGGACAAGGTCGAGGGGGACGTTTTGGACTATGAGGCGGCCAGGAACACTGTCATCGTGTGCAAATCGGTCTCCAAGGAAATCGCAGAAAGCGAGGACGTCAACGTATACGTGATGCCAAAGTTGCTGGAGTGGCAGGTCGTTGACTACATCATGGAGGTGTGCAAGGGGTTGGACAGCCAATCCGCGTCGAAGTTATACGCCTTGACCGGAGGGGATATCTACAACATTTCGTCGAAACTCGACAAAATAAAACTATTCCCCGCAGAACTCCAGCAAAATGTTTTAAAAGAACTTATCGAAGACGGGGATTTCGTCGATTCCATCCAACTCGGAATATTCGATTTCATAAAGGCTTTGATTAAGCGTGACATGGACACCGTCGCGTTCATCCTCTCGCATCTCGATTTCATCGATGTGGAAGGGACCGGCGTGGTCACGTTGCTGCAAAGGAACGTGAAGAACATGATTGACGTCAAGTTCAATCCGAGGGCCACGGCAGATGCCTTGGGCATGAAGCAGAACCAATTCAACGCAATCAGATACAACAGCAACCTATTCACGCATGAGCAGTTGATTGAACTGATGAGGTTCCTTACCGGAATCGACTACGATTTGAAGACCGGAAGGCTCGGCATAAGCAACTCAGGTCTGGTGTCCTACGTAACGGCCAAATTCTTCGATATAGTGAGGTAACGTGCATGGCAGAGAATTTTTCATACTCAAAACTGAATACCTACGAGAACTGTGGGTTCAAATACAAACTCGTCTACGTTGACAAGCATTTCATCTATGACGAGACGGTGGCGACCGAATACGGCACGCTAATCCACAAGACCGAGGAATCAATCGCGAACAGCATCGTCGACGGAAAGCCAATCGATTATGACGCATTGAAAAAATCATTCCTTGATACAGCCGCCAAGATTGAGAAGAAGTATCCCAAGGAATACAACGAGGTCAACCCTAAATCCGGCAGGACCTATAAGCAGAAGACCGAGCAATACGTCACGTCTGGCATTCATAGATTGGAAACACTGATGAATGCACATCCTTCCTACAAAATCGTCGGAATCGAGAAGAAGTTCAACTTCACCGACGACAAGGGAAGGACGTTCAAGGGGGCAATCGACAGGGTCATCTACGACGGTCTGACCAACAAATACATCATCCAGGACATAAAATCATACGACGTCGAACTTGAGCATGCCGACTTGGTGACTCCGTTGCAATTCGTCATCTACATCCTTGCCGCAACCAAGATGTATGATACCACTGAGGAGAATTTCATCTGCCAATACGATTTGCCCCTCTGTGACACGACCCAGGATGCCGGAACCAAAGGATTCATGAATAGGGGAAGGAAGAAACTTGACTCACTCTTCGAGAAGATTGGAAACAAGGACTTCAAACCGAAACCGACGCCGTTATGCTATTGGTGCCAATTCTCATACACCAATCCGCACTTGAAGGAAGAGGGAAAGAACCTCTGCCCGTATTACAGCCACTGGACAAGGGAGAAGCCCTCGTTCGACGTCGAGAACCAATGGATGGGTGAGGAGAACCACGAGAGGATTCTGGAGGCGTTCAAGAAACTAAAATCCGAGGAAATCGTCTCCGAGGAAATCGTCGTGGTTCCAGTGGAAAAGCCAAAGGACGTCAGGGTCATGAGGGTTTACAGAAAATGAGCCAAAACGACAAAATGTTCCCTAAATTATCCTTCAGGCTCAAGATGGAGCAGAAAAGGATTCAGAGGAAGAACAAAAGGAAACTCATGAAGTTGATTAGGAAGAAATACAGTATGTACGATTCCGAGTGGGTCATAAACATGCTGATGTCAATCTGCGTCGACTTCTATGAATATTACAAAATGGGATTCAACGTGTATTCCGCCGATACGAAGGAACAGGAGGAATCCCTTGGGGAATTGGCTGACCTCATACGTAGGATGATTGAAACTCACGACTGCGATTACAGGCAGGAGGACGTCGAGGAATTATTCGACAAAGTCGGCAAACACATAAGGGAGTGGTGGGATTGATGATAACAAACAAATTCATAAGATTCTTGAAGAACGCCTGGTATCGTATCACATATCCGTTTGTCTGGATTCGCAATTATATATTCTGCCTAAGGTATCCGTTCTGGACAGCCAGGAACGTATGGGATGGAAGGAAACTAGGATACAGATTCACCCAATACGACCAGATTCCGTGCGGATGGAGAAAGGCCTTCGGAAAGCAATTGACCAAGGACATCGCAGCGGCATTGAAGAAGGCTAAGGCGAATGGCTGCGAGGACCCGACAATACATTGGCAGGACATCAAGGAGAAATGGGGATGCCTATGCCTATATGCGTCCGCACCTCAGGAAGTCATGGATGTCCTGGAACGTTATGAGGACATCTCAGGCAACTACTGCATCTCATGCGGAAAACAGGCGGAATACATGACGAAGGGATATATCCTGCCGTTCTGCGAAAGGTGTTTCGACGGATATGTTAAGGAACGTGAATATGTAAGGATGAATAAAGAGGAGTGCAAGATAAAAGATGAAGTCAAATAAGGTTCTATTCGGAATATACTTCTGGTTGGTATCCCTGACTTGGGGAGCGTTGATGACCGTCCCGGGATTAATCGTCACCGGGATTTTGGCACTTTGTGGTTGCAAGGTGCACAAAAACGGTGTATCATATATAGTGGAAGTAGGCGGAAACTGGGGAGGACTGGAACTCGGTGCGGTGGCATTATGCGGAAATTACTCCGAGACTAATCCCTACTGGTTCGAACACACCAGAAGGCACGAGTTCGGACATGCATTGCAGAACCTCGCGTTCGGCCCGCTTCAACCGTTCATCGTCGGAATACCGTCGGTGATAAGATATTGGTACCATAGATTGAGCAAAAGGAGTTTCCCGGACGACTGGTACGATTCGATATGGTTTGAGGGAACGGCCACCAAATATGGCACCAAAATGATAAATTATTTAGAAGATACCGAATTTTAATGTATAATATTCGTGTAGCGTGAAAGGAGATTGCATGAAGATACTCGTAGTAGGCGACGTCCATTGGAGCACGTATTCGTCCATAGTCAGAAGCAGAAACGACAAATGTTCCACCAGGTTAAGCAACCTTTTGGAAAGCGTCAACTGGGCCGAGGACGATGCGGTGTTTTACAATTGCGACGCCGTGATATATTTGGGTGACTTCTTCGACAAGGCGGATTTGACCAGCGAGGAACTCACCGTTTTGCAAGAGGTCAAGTGGAGTAGCAAGATTCCGCATTATTTCATCGTAGGCAACCACGAGTCTTCGGTGGCCTCCTTGAAATACAATTCTACCAAGGCCCTTGAGAAGGAGGGATTCCATATCATAAGCGAGCCGACCGTCATTTTCGATTCGCTCGTCTTGATTCCCTATATCCTTGAGGAAAACAGAAAACCCTTGGTCGAGTACCTTGGCGGGATTGAGAAACCGGTCGTGTTCTCCCATAACGATTTGAAGGGGGTCAGATACGGTGCGTTCGAATCCACCATCGGATTCGGTTTGGACGAAATCCGCGAGAACTGCAAGGTTTACATCAACGGACACCTGCACAATCAGGGATTATTCTATGACGGCGACAACATATATGCGTTGAACCTTGGGAACCTAACCGGACAGAACTTCGGCGAGGATGGGTTCATTTATAAACACCAAGTCATGATATATGACACTGACACCGAACTCATAGAATTCATCACCAACCCGCACGCGATGAAATTCTACAAAATAGAAATCGGCGACGAAAAGGAAATCGAGAAAAAACTGGGCGAACTCGGAAACAACGCGGTCGTCTCAATCAAATGCGAGGAGGGCTGCGAGGCCGAACTCCGCGACGCAATCCGGAACTATCCCAACATCATCGCATATAAAATCATACTTTACTGCGCGGAGGCATCGGCAGGTTCCGAGGCGAACATAGAGGAACTCACGGACGTCGACCATCTGAAGAAATTCAGGGAGTTCGTCATAAAGGAATTGGGCCCTAGCGAAACGGTATACGCCGAATTGTCGGAGGTGTGCAAATAATGAATATTCGATTCAATAAGGTCAAAATCCACCACTTCCTTTCGTTCGGGGACGCGGAGATAGATTTGCGTGACCGCGGATACTGCCTGGTCAGCGGGGTCAACAGAAACCCCAAGGACGCGGCCAAATCGAACGGTTCCGGCAAATCCACCATTTGGAGCGCAATCTCATTCGCATTGACCGGAGAGACAATCGGTGGAATCAAATCCAACCTTGCCAATATCTATTTCGACGACGGCTGTTGGGTATCGCTCGAATTCGAGGTAGACGGCAAGACATACGTCGTCACCAGAAGCAAGGACGACGCCAAGTTGGGCACCAACCTCAAAATCATGGTAGACGGCGAGGACAAGTCCGGAAAGGGCATCAACGAGTCGAGGGAAATCCTGGACCAATTGCTGCCCGACGTCACCCCAGAACTTCTGGGCAGCGTAATCATCCTAGGACAGGGATTGCCTCAGAAATTCACGAGCAACAAACCAAGCGGACGTAAGGAGGTGTTGGAGCACCTCTCAAAATCAGATTTCATGATTCAGGACCTCAAGGAAAGGGTCGAGGCCCGCGGTTCAATCGTGGGCAGGATGGTTCGCGAGAACGAGGACAAGACGCTTTCCGGAACCTCCAAGAAATCGTTATACGAACAAACCATGACCAGATTGGAAGCCGAACTCGAAGAGGCGGAAAAGCCGGTAGAATACGATTCCACGATAAAGGACCTCACCGAAAAGATTAAAGCGAACGAGGAGTCCGAGAAGGCAAAGTCCGATTTGGTCACGGCCAAGTCCACCGAACTGGACGGACTCGAAAAGGAGTATTACTCCATCGGCGAGAAGAAACAAGCCGCCTTGACCGAAATGGAGACCAACCATTTGGAATATTCGAAGGAACTCAATTCGAAGAGGCAGGACGTCTCCAATAGGAAGTTCTCGCTTGAGGCGGAAATCCGCAAAATGAAATCAATCACGGACGTCTGCCCGACATGCGGCCAGAAGATTCCGAACGTAATCAAGCCCGACACTACGGCACTTGAGGAAGAACTCAAAACCGTGGTTGAAAGCCTGAATAAAATCGATTCCGAAATCGCGGAGGACGCGAAGGAATACAGGGACGCCATCAACGGAATCAACGACAAATTCAACGAAATGACCTCAGGTTTGAAGGGGAAAATCGACGTTCTGAAGGCGGAGACGTTCAACCTCCAGGGCGAAATCAGGATGATTCTATCCTCCAAGTCGATGTTGGAAAGGGACCTCGCATCCACCAAGGCCGCGAAGGAAAACCACGAATCCAACATCAATAGGCTCAAGAAGGAAATCTCCGAGACAAAGGAATCGTTGGACTCGTTGAACAACGAATTGAACGTGCTTGCCGAAGAGCACTCGTCGTTGAAGAAACACCAGGAGGTCTTGGACAAGATGTCCACGATGCTCAGGAGGAACTTCAGGGGATACCTGTTGACCGGTGTCATCGATTACATCAACTCCAGGGCCAAGGAATACTCGTCGCAAATCTTCGGCTCGGACGAAATCGAATTCGAACTCGACGGAAACAACATCAACATCTCATACCTCAGAAAGGATTACGAGAACCTATCGGGTGGGGAGAAGCAAAGGGTCGACCTCATCGTCCAATTCGCCTTGAGGGACATGATGTGCAAATACCTCGGATTCTCATCGAACATCCTCGTCTTGGACGAGATAACGGACGCGTTGGACAGCACCAGTTGCGACAGGGTCCTGAACTTCATCACGAAGGAACTGGGCGGAATCGAGAGCGTGTTCATCATCTCGCACCACAGCGACGAACTCGAAATCCCATGCGACAGCGAGTTGACCGTCGAGAAGAACGAATCCGGGGTAAGTTACGTGAAATAGGAGGTGATTGGATGGCGACATACAAAAGACCGGCTGGGGTTAAGTACACCGACATGGCAATCTTCTTCGACTCCCACATAAGGGACGCCGAAGGGGAAAGGCCGGACGCGTTGATGTACCAATACCTATACCACATAGTATACATGCTTGCGTGCAAGGGCAAATACTTCAGCACCAAGAACTTCGACGACTTCGCCGAATACGACGAGTTCTCGTTGTACGCGGCATCGAGGATGTACCTTAGGGTCATAGCCAACAAGGACATCAAATCGATACTGAACTACGCCAAGTTCGTCGTTCCAAAGATGAGGGTAGATTACCTAAGGGAGAAATACTCCGGGGTGTTGGTCCCCGAATACGACGGGGAGGACGTATGCCAGGCGGTAGGCAACAGGCTCAAGGACAGCGTCCAGGCCGATTACAATCACGGATTGTCTGAGGAGATGGAAAGGCAGTTCTCGAGGATTCCTTACTACATAAGGAAAACCATCAGGAACACGCCGTACAGGGACGACAAGGTATTGTGCAGAAGGCTGTACATGTCCGTGTTGATAACGATTCTCAAGAGCGTCACGTTGAGCAACGGTTTCCTTGCGAAGTTGAACGAGGAAGGCTCGCAGATAAGGGACGATGCAATCCTCAGGGCATTCGAAAGGGAGAAGGAGACGAGCACGACCGTCTGGATGCTCGATAACTCCTGGGCCAATTACGTTGAACTATTGGCCAACATGACCAGACAGAAGATAAGCGACAACATAAACGGTACCGCCGAATCGTTCAGGTTGTCCGACGACGATTTGAACTCAATACTAATGTCGGCTTACAACACGGAGCCGAGGGATAACAGTGAGGTGGAATGATATGAGAAAAGCAGTTAAGGAAAAACTAGAGGGACTCGAGATGACGGACGTCTACTCGATGATTCTGTTCGCGGTATACAAAATGAAGGATATCCCGGAATACAGCACCCTGAGCGAGTTGGCCTATATCCTCGACAACGATTCGCTGTTCAACTTCCTTGAGTACTTCGGCGGAATGACAATCAAGGTCCCGACCATGAAGGAATTCAAGTTGGTCATCAACGCATTGCTTCTATACCAATACGTCGACATCGAGGAGATTCCATTCCAACAGGCGTTGAAACTCCTTGATTCCGAGGACTACAAAACCGCCGAGATAAAATCCTGTTATTTCAAGGTCAAGGAGGTCTTGAACAACTATGACTTCAGAAGGAAATAGTCTGGCGAGGTTCAAGGAAATCCTACTTACCATAAAGGACAGGGCATCGCAGTCCAGCGACGCCAAGACGGCGGCCGAGGTAATCGGGGAATGCATAGACAAGAGACTGGACGGGTCGTTCAACAACTATTACGACAACCTGGTGGAGAACATCCAATTCCTGTTGTCTAAGAACCCAATCTCGATGATTAAGGACATCAACAAGGTGTTCGCACCGAAGGACGGGGATAAGTTGGGTCAGTATTCGAACGACGAGGACGACTACCTGGACGGGAACGGCGAGATTGCGGAACCGTTCGAGGAAATACAATTGGAGGAAGACGACGATGAATGACATTATCAAAGGGGTATCGATTCTCACCACCATCCCCGAGAAGGCCCTCAGGAGATTGGTGACCAAGGAACTTTTTTGCATCAGCGACGCAATCGCGGATTCCGCTCAAGCGGATAAGGACATCACCGATATCGACATCGGCATCGGAACCCTTAGCATCAAAGTCGAAGACAACGAAGCGGTATATCACTTCGTTCCGTCCGAAAAACTCGAGGATGTGGTGAAACAATCCATAATTTACAAGCAAAATTTATTGAAAGACGAACTTGAGGAAGCCCTCGTCGAGAGGGTGACCAAGGTCTACAAGGAAATCGTTTAATGGAAGAAGAGAAGAAAATCGAGCAGACGGAACAGGAAGCGGAACAAGCGGAACAAACGCTGGAAGAAGACACGATGTTACCGGCGGAAATCGATACTTTGCCGCTGGAAAGGGAAACGGCCGAAATCGTTTCCGGGATAGTCAAGGCGGAGTCTCAGGACGAACTCACAGGGCTGGTTGGCAAGTTCTCGATGAACCAGGCCAAGAAGAACGCGTTGAGGGTCGTCAAGTTGAACAACCTGTTGGATGCGGTCCATGACCAGGCAATCGAGAGGTTCACGAAGAGGCCCGACGAAATCAGCAACCAGGAGTTGCTGCAGTACATGAAGATTGTCCAAGAGCAGATTGCCGCGTCGCAACAGACCCTTGAGCACATAGACGAGAAGCCGATGATTCAATTGAACCAGCAGAAGAACGAGGTCAATATCCACGTCGGCGACAACGCGTTGACCAGGGATTCCAGGGACAAGGTATTGGACGCCGTTAAGGAATTGATTAAGCAGGTTACGGCATCGACGGAGCAACCGGCTGAGGACATAGACTCGGGCGTGCAGACGGTCGAACTTGAGAAGCCTGAGGCCGAAGGCGACGGAGACGGAGATAAGGAGAAGAACGATGACTAAGGCAGAATTCATAAACTATGTCAAGATGTTCAATAAGAAACCGGGTGAATTCACCGATGACGAGATATACGCTATCGGCGTCACCCACCAGGAGATGCTGAGGGCCGATAAGGACTGGAACGAGGTCGCCTCCATGCTTGTCCCCAACAAGACCGGGGAACAACTAAGGAAATGGGTTTTGGCCAAACGTTACAAGAACGGGGTCGTTCCGAAGAACCCCAAGGTGTTGGACGACAAGACCGTCAGCGAGGTGACCACCAAGGAAGTTGAGAAATCCCTGGACGAGCAGAAAGCCGAATTGTATAGGGAAAGGACCAAACTCAGGGACACCTACGCTGCGTACAGGAGGACCTTGAGGGACGACGCGAGAATCGAGTTGTTCAAGGAGGAAATCGTCCGGGCCGCGGAAAAGATGCGTGACCTACCAAAGGTCAAGCCTATGGAGACAATCGGGGACAGGACGACCGAGATGGTAGTCGGGGTATCCGATTTGCATCTTGGCGAATACTTCAATAATTCGTATAATTCGTATTCGCCCGAAATCGCCGTAAAGAGGCTCAACAAGTTCGCGGCCAACATCAAGGACTACTGCGAGAAGTTCAACGTCAAGGTATTGCACGTCCTCAACATGGGAGACATGATTTCCGGAATCATCCACACGTCAATCAGGCTTGAGCAGACAATCAACGTCGTCGACCAAGCAATGATGGCCGCCGAGATGCTTGCCGAGTTCCTTAACACGTTGCAGGAGGCCGCACCCGTCGTCACGTACAGGAGCGTAACCGACAACCACGCCAGATTGTCCCCCAACAAGGACGAGGCAATCGAAAAGGAGAACCTCAACAGAATCATCGACTGGTTCATCAAGGAAAGGTTGAAGAACACCGACATCATGTTCCCCAACGACAACATCGACGCCGGGGTCGGGATGTTCAGAATCAATGGAAAACTCTTCATGTTCGCACACGGTCACGAAGACAAGAAATCGTCCGTCGTCCAGGACATGATTGGCCTCACCAACGAGTGGGTAAGTTGCATCTTCCTTGCGCATTTCCACAACTCGGCTGAACACACCTTCCAAAACTGCAAGGTGTACGTCAACGGAAGCATCATGGGCACGGACACATACGCATACGGAAGGAGGCTGTTCAGCGAGCCTGAGCAGAAACTCCTTGTGTTCGACGGCGACAACGTCGTCGACATTAACGTTAGATTAAAGTAAGAAACCGTGTATAATATAATTGAAAGGATATTTGCATGGCACTGAAACACTTCAAGAGATATTACGCTCAGGTACAGGAACAGTACTTCGAGATGCTTGAGGACACCAAGGACTTCAATATATTGTTGAAGGAAGGACAGGTGACTCAGGAACAGGTCGAGCAGGCACAGCAGATGCTCGCCAAAATCAAGGAAAACTACGAGAGGTTGGCATACGTCGCCCTCTTATTATCCAAACCCAACAGGAAATCCAAGGAAAAGGCCTACAAGAGACAGAACAAGGACGTCTATTCGGCGTTGGAGTCCGCATCAGACGATTACGTCATAGCCGAGAACGAGGATTGCCTCAAGGAATTCAGGGAATACATCAGGAAATGCAAATCGGAGGTCAAAGATGGATAAGTTCTTAAAGGAATTGGGAATCGAATACCCAGGCAAGATGGCCGGCGAGAAATACATCGTCGAATTGCCCGACAGCGAGGAATATTCGAAGGTCTACACCCTATTGGACAACGCCGAAGGGCTCGACATGGACGAGGATTCGACGCTGTTGAACGAAAACGTGAGCGAATTCGTCTTCATGAGCGACGATTACGACATCAAACTCATCGGGAACTTCGAGGAAGGCATCTATAGGATTATCGTAACAGAGGCGGAGGAATAAAATGGCAAAATACGTATTGAAAATCAGCACCGACACAGACAAATTGTCGGAAAGAAGCGAGGAAATCAACGTGCTTCAACGCAGAGGCGAGGCGCAATCGATAGTTTCGGACCTCAAGGACACCTTGAAGGACAACGTCGACGTCGTCGCACTCGCCGCACCCCAATTGGGACACGACGACAGAATCTTCTGCATCAAATTCTCCGATGGGGAAATCAGGACGTTCGTCAATCCGATGATTACCAAGACGGAAGGCATGCATTTGGCAAGGGAAACCTCGCCGAGCCTCCCCGGAAGGACGTTCATCACCCCAAGACACGACAGAATCCTCGCCAAGTACCAGAAACCCAACGGATACGTCGAGGAAAACAAGTTCGAAGGCGTGGTCGCAGAGGTCTTCGAGCAAATGGTCAACCTATTGGACGGAATCCTACTGTCGGACATCGGACTTGAGATTGACGAGGACTTCGACAAGGCACCGGAGGAAATCCAAACACAAATCATCGAGATGTGGATTGATTCCCTCAAGAAGAGGAACGAGGAACTCCAAAAGGAAATCCAGGAGGACCCCGAGTTGAAGAGAATCGACGATGCCATTAAATTCATGGCAGGCGTCGCGTCAGGCGAAATCACGCTTGAGAAGCCCGAGGAAATCAAGGAAGACAAAAAATAATGGATTTTGAATACAATCGATTGTCTACGGCCCAGAACCTATTGAAGATAGAGGACATCGGCAATTTCGCCATAGAGGCATGCACCGAGGATGGTGTGTACTTCTACATGGTGGCGAGGACGTCGCTTGGAACCACGACCATATTCACTTGGGGCCCGGTCATCCCCGACATCGACCATCTGCCCAACGGTTACACGAGTTCCCTTAAGAGGATGGAATACAAGGAAGTAAAGATAATCAAGGAAATCAATACCTTCCTCAATACCACCTTCTATCAGAGGAAGAAATTGTGTGAGGCTAAATTAATAGATATAATGGAGGCCGCGGAACAACACCGGGACCTCAGGGAAGTCATGGTGAATTACGGCAACGGGGAGGATTACTGATGGCAGTCACGTCCAAGCAGAAAATCAGGAAGTTCAACGGAATAGAAATAGGTTCGGTCGAGACCTTGTCCGACGGCAATAAGGTAGCCAGGGACTTCTACGGTAAGATTCTAGGATACTATAGGTTCAAGAAAAACCACACCACGAACTTCTACGGAAAGATTCTTGCCCAGGGGGACATCACGACGGCCCTCATCTGGGAGGAGTATTACAAACACCACAAGGAATAGCATCGGAAACGGTGCTTTTTCATTTTAACGTTAAAAATATTTGACATTATACATCGTCTCGGTCTATAATGTTTTCGGACACGACAGGAGGAAATGTCATGGAAGTAGCAGATTACAAACAGAAAATCATCAAGGCCATCGGGGAACTCAACGCCAATCCAACCAGGAACGGCTTCGATGTCGTCGAGAGTATGATTGACTTCTATTCCGACATCTACAAAGACGAAAACGGATTCCGTCCCCGTGGTGACATCTGGGAGTTCAGGAACATGTACTCAGAACCGGTTAAGGCCATGTTAATGGAATTCTGGGGCATCCTTTAATCGAAAACATTTGCATACCGGGGGAAACCGTGGTATAATCGTCTACGAAAAGAGGAAAACGACAATGATGACCAAAGAACAAATCCAAGAACGCATCGACAAGAAGCAAAAAGACATCGAGAAGATTCTCAAGAGAATCGCCAAATGGACTTCCGGGATGAATCCAGAGGCCATCGCCGTCTGCGCCAATTGCGAACTCGTCTACGGCGACGTCAGATTCAACGACGCATACAAAGCCTACAAGGAATACGAGACCTCCCATTACGACGACCCCACCGTATACCGTCAGGACCACGAATGGAACAAGGGCCCACAACTCAACGAGACCTACCGTGCATACCGCGATTTGGCCGAAGCCAGAGCCACCCTTTCCAAATACCAGGTCCAAATGGACAAACTCATCAACTTCGACAAGGAAGAGAAAATCGAGGTCATCTGGAAGTTCCTCATGAACTGGAAGGAACTCTCCCGCGAATGGTATCGCAAGAACGCCAAGAGATACTATGACCTCAAGTTGGGATACAAGGCAGCCAAGGACGCATACGTCGCCGAACACGCCAACGAACGCGGAAGACTCGACTGGTATCAGGAGAAATCATTCGAGGAAAACTATTGGTGGGGAATCGACAGGGTTACCAAGGAAATCACCAAACTCAAACACAAATATGTGTATCCCAACCCCGAGAACCGCTGGGATTACGAATACGTCCTCGACTCCTACGAAATCGATGAGGAACTCCTTGAGAAAATCCTCGACGACGAAGTCAAGGCCAAATACAAGAACCTCATCAACCAAATCACCCACATCACCGGAGAAATCACCGACGCACTCGGTCTCCGCATCGGTGCCAAGGGTGACATCAACGGAATCGTCGAGGGGCTCAACGGCAAAGCCAGCGTACAGACCTTCAGTGCCGGCGGCTGGAACATCCAATGCTTCCACTACCGCACCAAGGTGACCAGCGTCAAATAATTCACACAATGATTGAAAATCCTGTATAATATAGGTGTCGGGCACAAGGGGCGGACAGACAATCCGCCTCTTATGCGTACAAACGAAAGGAGGAAAGCATGCTTGACAAAAAGAAAAGAACATTGATAATCGTCGAGTCTCCGAACAAGGTCCCGACGATTTCCAAAATCCTCAAGGATGCCGGATACAACAAATGCGTCGTCAAGGCCTCTGTGGGACACATCTGCGAAATACAGAACGGCGGAACCTATTGGAATACCGGTGTTGAGCCGGAAAACGATTTCAAGACCAAGTACGCCGTTTTGGCGGATAAGAAGAAAATCGTTTCTGAATTGAAGGAACAGGTCGAACTCGCCGACGAGGTATACTTGGCGACCGACCCTGACCGCGAAGGTGAGGCCATTGCCTGGGGTCTCAAGAAGTTCCTTAAGATTCCGGCGGCCAAGTGCCACAGGGTAACGTTCCACGAAATCACAGAGAACGCGGTTCTGAAGGCATTCGAGAAACCACGCAATATCGACGACGCCCTGGTCAATGCGGCCCATACCAGACGCATAGCGGACCGTTTAATCGGATATAGGCTTTCGCCCGAGGCCAGGAGGAAGGTCCAAGCCAAGAGCGTCGGAAGATGCCAATCAGCAGGCCTTAAGTTAATCGCCGACCTCGAAAGGAAAATCATCGACTTCGTCCCGGATGAATACGGCGAACTGACATTGAACTTCGTCAAGAACGGAAAGGAATTCAAAGCCAAATACTTCGGGTGCGACGGAAAGGAAGTAAAGAGACCTTCCTACGACTATTGCGTCGAAGTCACCGAAGATTGCAAAAAATCGACAAAACAGGGAGATTGGTTCACCGTCTCAGACATCAAGTATAAGAACAAGAACAGTTTTCCCAAGCCGCCATTCATCACCTCCACGTTCCAACAGGAGGTTTCGTCCAAGTTGGGAATCAGCACCAAGAGGTCCATGGAATATGCCCAGAAATTATTTGAGGGACTTAATATCGATGGCGAGCACATCGCCTTAATCACATACATCAGAACTGACAGCCCGGAATTCGCACCGGAGTTCCTACCCATCTTGGAGAAGCACGTCAAATCAAAATACGGCAAGGAATACTTCGCACCAATCAAGGAGGCAAAGAAGGCGGAAACGGCCCAGGACGGCCACGAGGCAATCAGACCGGTTGACCTCAATATGACGCCTAGCAAACTCGCCAAACTACTGGATGACAAGGATTTGGTAAAGGTGTATGAAATCATCTATAAAAGAACCGTCGCTACCATGATGGCACCTGCCGTCACCGGCGAGACCACATACACAATCAAATGCGGAAAGCACGAGTTCCATATGGTTTCCAAGGAATTGGTGTTCGACGGATACCAAAAGGTCTACACATATAAGGATAAGGACAAGACCGATGACGAGTTAGTCAAGGAAACGTTCTCGAAGGGTGAGGTAATCGATAAGTCGTACAGCCCGTCAATGACCGCTGTAAGCAAGACGACCACACCTCCCGCCAGATTCAAGGAAGCCACGCTCATCAAGGAATTGGAATCCTGCGGAATCGGAAGGCCTTCGACGTTCTCCACAATATTGTCCACCCTCCTAGACCCATCCAGGGGATACTGCGAAGTAGTGGACGGATGCATCGTGCCTACCGAAAAGGGAATGGCGTTATCCGATTTCCTCGACAAGTCGTTCGGGGACATCATCAACGTAAATTATACCAGCGAAATGGAAAAGGACCTTGACTTAATCGCCAATTCGAAATTGGATTATCTCTCGTTCCTCAAAAACCTGTATAATAAATTGGAGGAGACCGCGAAGAAAGTCTCAGGAGGACCTCGTCCAAAGGCCGAGCCTTCCGACAGAGTCTGCCCGGAATGTGGTAAGCCGCTCGTGTTCAGAACGGGTGCTTACGGAAGATTCCTGGGATGCACCGGATATCCCAAATGCAAATACACTGAGAAGGTAGGAAACCAATGAAACGCAACGTAGTTAAACTCAAAGGCGACGGCAAGCATCAGGATTTCATGACGCTTGGCAAATTCAGGCTTTGCACGGTCGCAAGGCTGGTCTTCATGCACAATGACGACGGCTCGACCAAGAAAGACGAAAAGGGATTCCCGGCCATAGATTTCGAAACGATTCCGCCACATGAGGAATTGGCCATCGAGGTCAACGTTAACCACGGCACCAAGAAGAAACCGAGTTACATCGTCATCGCGTTCGTCGAACACGACAAGGACGGTGAATGCTCATATCGCTCGGTCGGTGACAGAATCGAAAAGGAATGCCCGGACTGGGAATCAACCAGGCAATTCAGAAAGGTCCTTGCCGAGGCATTCGAGGTGCTGTACGCCAATTATGTGAAGCACAAGGAAGAATCACATGAGTGGTAATTTGAGAGGAATAGACAATGGTAAAGGACTCACTTGGGGATAGGATGAAGGCATTCTACGAAAACCCCGCAAAACTCAAACTAACCAGAAGGACACCGGTAATCATCAGAATCGACGGCAGGGCCTTCCACACATTCACGAAGGGGATGGACAAACCAATCGACGCGATACTCGTCAAGTCCATGCAGGAGACGATGCAGTACCTCTGCAAGAACATCCAGGGCTGCGTCCTGGGATACACGCAATCGGACGAAATCACGTTGGTGTTGGTCGACTATCAGACGCTCACGTCTTCCGCCTGGTTCGAATACGACGTCCAGAAACTCGTCTCAATCAGTGCTTCGATGGCCACCCTCGAATTCAACAGGGTGTTCATGAACAACATCGCGGAGATGACCGAGAACGAAAACGAATTCAAGAAATACGCAAGGAAACTCTTCCAGGCCACGTTCGACGCCAGGGCGTTCAACATCCCGAAGGAAGAGGTAACGAACTGCATTTTTTGGAGGCAGTTGGACGCGGAGAGGAACTCCATCCAATCCTATGCCCAATCCATGTTCTCCCACAAGCAACTCCAAAACCTCACCTGCCCGCAACTCGTCGACAAGATGGAGAGGGAGAAGGGATTTGTTTGGGGAAACGAACCTACCACATACAAACGTGGCAGTTGCTGCGTCAAGAGGTGCTACTTCAAGGACCCCGACGGAAACGAGCACTCCGAGGAAGAGGTCTATCCGACACCGGAAGGCGGATGGTTGTTCTTCACAGACAGCACATGCGAACTTCCACGCGATACCAAATTCTACAGCAGATGGGATATCGACGACGACATCCCGAGGTTCGTCGACTCCGGAAGGGACTACGTCGAAAACCTCATCAACGTCGGGGAATAACATGTTGACATGCGTATGCAAATAACCTATAATTATGGTAGGCATAAGCGGGAGGATTTGTTATGAAATACGATTTCGCGGACGCATTCGACTTCTACCTAAACGAGTCGAGGAGGATGTCGTCCGAGCCTGTACGGCATTGCAAGTACCGTGCCAACTACCAGCAGAAAGCGGAGCAGAAGGCACAGAGGAAAGCAAACAACCGAAAGAAAAACAAGGCCGCCCGCAAAGCCAGGAAGAAATCCAGGTAAGGAGGAAATCACATGAAAGCGAAAACCTGCGAAGAGAAGGTTCTTCAACTCTTAGAAACCGAAGAACAGAAGAACGAGGCCCTGACCGAAGAGGTCGCGTCCCTAAAGGGACAATTGTCCGCCGAGAAGGCACTAATCGACAAGGTGGTCAAACTCTTGGTCAAACTAGGCGTCGTCGTCAAGGGACTTGCCACATCCGAAAACAGCACGTCCTTAACCTATATTCACGGTGAGAATTATATATGGTACCACGACGACGAAGAGTTCAAGGAATTCGAACAATTACTCAATCAAATCATGCCAAAGGAGGAAAACTAATCATGGACTTAAATGCATTTGAATTATTGGTGGCGTTGGCCATCCTCGCATCCGGTGACTCCAAGGAAGTCATCAAAACCATCAAGGACGTCGAAAACCGCCCGTCCGACGAGGAACTTGAGGAATCCTTTAAGAAAGTCAGGGATTCCGGTTGGACCCCCGTCACCATCCTCGATGAAAGGTATCCCGAGCATTTAAAGGACACCATGCTCCCCGAACTCGTCCTATTCATCGAAGGCGACGTCGACTGGGTCCTCAATACCCTCACCGAAGGCCGTGGCAACATCGTCGGCATCTTGGGCAGGGAAGACAAACTCCCATCCGGGGACGAATTCGAACCCGCGTTGCTCTCCGTCAACAAGGACGCTGTCGCCGCATACCTCGGCAGCCACGTCATCGAGTTGTCCGCGGTCGACGGCAGCAACACCGCCTACATCACCCTATCAGCGACAGAAGACGACGTGTCCAGGGACGCACTTGCCTATCTCTTCGGCAAAATCTGCTCCAAGATTATCTTCAACAGGGCAAAGGAATCGGATGCCAATATGAGTGCGTTGTTGTCCTCGCTCCAACTCGGTGCAGAAATCTACTGCGCACCCACCTCCAAGAAATCCTGGACCAACTCGTTAATCAAATCCGGCGCATACCTTTTCGAGGGAATCGAGGACTTGTCATATGGGGATTAAAGTCATAGCGGAGAAAATCGACCTTCTCAAATTCATAGATGCGATGGACAGGGAACTCCATGATTACTTCATCGAGATTTCCGATGAGCACGGACGTTGGTTCTCCGTGTCCAGGGACAAGCAGGATGGCACCTACTACTTCTGCCTCCTCCTAAATGATAAGAAGCATCTCAGGAAGGCCAAGCGTGCGTTCACGGAGTTCATGAGGAACCTCTACTATGACTTCGAATCGAAGAAACCGAAGAAGGACGCGACCAAGAACGTCACCCCCATCACCCTTGACGATATCTACGATATCACCAGCCTTACGAGTGCCGATTCCATCGAGGATTTATACGCTAAGTTCATCTTTGTGTACAATTCCCTTAAATGACACGCTAAATTAAATATTGAAAGGAGCCTGACGAAACCATGGCAAAAGGAAAAGCGAAGACGGGGTCAGCCGGACCTCACAAGAAACACGGCCCCAAAAGGAAGATGTTCCACGAATACTCCAAGACCATGAGAATGGAAATGGCGAAGTGCGGGATGTTGTCCAAGCACAACGACAGGGAATCGTTTGAGGCTTCCTGCACGGCCAGAGGCGTCAGAAACGTCTCTGACGAACTCTGGGGCGACTTCAGAAGACTCGATACCAAAGAGAAACGCGAGGAGTTCTTCAGGAACGTCAAGCAGAACGCACTGAAGGCCTCGAAGGAAAAAGAAAGCAAAAAATAATTGCACTTTCCGAAAAATTCCTGTATAATATATGGGTTGTCCGAAACGACACTAAACTATACCCCCTTCAATACACTTACCTTGACGGGGTTTGGGGGCTTTGAACCAAAGGGTGTATCATGGGGCCTACGGTGCGGACTTCCGTTGGCCAGATAACGACAGTCCGGGCGGATGGTTAGCAGATGGCACATCAGCGATGGTGTATGATGCCAAGCCTAATGACCACGGCTAAAAACCGAAAAACTGCGTTTCCTCCTTTCAGGGCCCGCCGGTGCCTTAAATACCGGCTTAAATTGTCAGCAACGACATTGCTCCTCCGTTCGTCCGGGACGACGTTAAACTAATGTGGAGGTATAGCAATGTTTGGATTTACATCTAACGCTGAACACGCCTACTCATTCGCATGCACCGGGATGAAACTTGGTTCCAAGATTTTCTCCTCAAGGCAGGCGGCAAACCAATACATGTACAGCATCTGCGACAAATACGGTTTGAGAATCAATGAGGTATGGGACGACAACCACGACAAGACTTATATCGCCGATGGTAATGTCAGGTTCTACATTCAAAGGGCATACTAATAAGTTCAGCACTAGGCATTCGCTTACTTACCTAGTCCAAAACAAGTAAGAACTTCGAAAATCGAAATCCGGTCAATTCCGGATTTTTTATTTGCACTTACGCTAAATTCGGTGTATAATAATACTGGACGTGGAAAACGTCTATAATTGGGCCCTTAGTTCAGTTGGGAGAACGCCTGCTTTGCAAGCAGGAGGTCACCGGTTCGAGCCCGGTAGGGTCCACCATCATCTACAACTCAAAGGAAAGAAACCGTTGAATCAATGTGATAATCAACACTCTTTTGAGTAACACCATCTAAATCGAAAGGAGCAAAAGGATGGGTAATAAATTCGGGCAGGGATACGAGAACGGCAAACTGAACACCGTCTCATATGTATCCTATTTAATCAAAGAGTACCTCGACAAGGGTCAGGACATTCCCAAGTTCAAGGAAGAGTTCGAAAAGAAGTTCGTAGAATACATCCCAGCGTTAGGCGAGACCGAGCCAACGGAATACGAAAAGAAACACTGTTACTGCAAGACGCACAAATACAGGGGGATATCGGTCGATATCTTCGACGACGATACCGGGCAGTGCTTCTATTTCTATTACAAAGGCAAAGTATACGGGTGCGGAACCTACAACCTATTCCCGGAAAGGGAAATCGAAAGCGTGATTGACCGAGACCTCGATTTCATCCATGCATTCGCAGATGACAATAAAGATTGGTTTGGCGCATACCTCAACTACGCCGACGTCGACCACAAGACCGCAAGGTTCACGCTCAGGGGCGGCGAAATCAAAGTCTACGACGTTACCGACGGCATAGACAACATCATCGAGGACTGCAAGCACATACTCGCGTCACTCATCTCCTAGTCAAAGGACGGTGAATAGGTATGTATTTCTATGAAAGCCATCTGAGCGGCGTAATCTACACGACGGATTACGAAAAGGATTACGACGAACTCTATTGCGATGAATGCGGCGATTCAGATTGGTATATCGGCGAATTCGATTCCTGGGAGGACTTCATATCCCAGATAGACCCGGAGGTAGACTTCACGTACTGCAGCCCCGAGTTCCTGGCGGAAATGTCAGGGCTAACAATCGAGCGGGTACTTGAACTAAACCCCAAAATCAAAGCAGACGAGACAGTTGACTCTTTTTCCGATTGATGTTATAATGTATGAGTCTAAACTGAAAGGAGTAAAACGATGGTTATCAAATTCAAAGACGGAAAAGAAATAGAATTCAAGAGATTCGGCAACATCTTATTGGCGGAAAGCGTGATATGGGAGGGAACCCAGTTGCACGGCTCACTTGACAAATTACGCGCATTGAAAGCAAAAATAGCCCAATGGTTTGATTATAACGCACCACAGGAAATCCGCGAAAAATACAAGGCAAGACTTCCTTTATGGGGAGAAGTCAGAACATTACCGTTCAAAGACCAACTCGCCTATAGGGAAGGTAGAACCGACCAAATCGTGGATTATTTCCTAGGTGACGAAGACAACATTCACCCTGCCATCTGTCCCTTGGCTTACTTCGACAACGGCTATGATTCGTACTATTGTTACGATGACATCGGTTTGTCTCACTCGATTGCGATTCGCCTTTGCCTGGAGGAAGGGAAATGAGATACGTTAGGACGGAAGAAGGATTCATAATAGACACGCAGAACACCCTCCCATATATGCTGGGGGACGGCTACATTGACTTTAATTCGTGGGGAATGTTCAAGATAAGAAGCGAAGCCGACACTATTGAGGAATTGTGTGATTACTTCGTGGATTATTACGAGAGAGAAGATAGCCACATTATCTCCAACGAAAAACCATATCGATTAATGTATGGTCACGAAATCTACGGGGCGATATGGACAAAGTGGGGTCTAAAGTATGTTGCAAAACTAAAAGATGGTAAGGGAAAGTGGGAGTTTGAGTTATTATGAAATACATCAGAACGAAAGACGGACACATTGTCGATACAAGCGTTTACAAAAAAGTCGTTGAAAGAACCTTTAATGGCGAAGTTGTTGGCATTGACCTAAACCATTGGGGGCAAGATAGTGATAAAGAAATCACTTATATACCGATTGAAGACATTGTCAGGCAAGCCGACACTATTGAAGAATTGTGTGACGAAAAAGTGCTCGTAGTCGATGGTCAAATACCGATAATCGCAAACATCTGCAATTTCAATGACTTCAAAGGAAGTTCGTTTTCGTTCTCAAACGCAAGATATTATGGCGCGATATGGACCGACAAAGGCCTTATATATGCAGCGAAGATGAATGAGAAAGGAAAATTCGAGTTGCTGAACAAGGAGGAAGAAAAATGAATCATGCGTTAACAGTATTGTTAATGATTGTCGGGCATTGCATCGGAGACTATGTTCTCCAAACATCTTGGATTGCTGGAGCGAAAAGCCCTTCTTATTGGAAAGACACGAAAGACAAGGCTGGATGGATTCCAGTTCTGTTCGCCCATTCCGCGATATGGACGGCTTGCATCATGCTCCCACTTCTGTTGCTGGTTTGGCCTGCGATTGGCTTACCATTCGTCGTTTGCTTCGCCGCTAATGTTGCCATTCACTTCTTCGTGGATTGGCTTAAGTGCGTCGGCAAAACCAATATGTTAATCGACCAAGGCATCCATTTAGCGCAGATTATAGTGTCATTTGCACTGGTGGCATCGTTATGACGAAAGCAAAAAGGCCGAAGAACGAAAAGGGGGAAAAGGAATGAGCACATTAAAAAATGAATTAGCAAAGATAGCGTTAGCCAATATGCTTCTTTTGGGTATGCTTCCCCCAAAAACACCGGAGGAAATGATTGAAATCTCCATGAAAGGGAAATATGCGGAGGAAGAGGTAAGACGGGAGATAGCAGAAGGGCGGCTCAGTCTATACGAAGTCCGAAAGGAAATCGATGAGTTGTTGAAACCACTTGTCCTAATCGAAAGTATGAAGGTTAAACCCGTTATCTGTCACATCGATGAAAACGGGCAAATCAAAAGGAAGGAAGAATATGATGCCGCCGTGGAACCGAAGCCTAAGAAATACGCCATGGTTCTCATTGCGCCAAAACGGGCGGAGGACGGTACCAATCTTTACAGAAGGGTCTTAATCTCCTATGAGGATGAAATCGTCGATTCCGAAAACTATATGATATTCTTCGACAAAACCAGATTCATCGACAAGGACGATTATTTCAAAAACGGGAATGCGAATCTCAAGTATGAGTTCCTTGACGACGGATTCATCCTCAAATCAATCGCCGAATCCCACAAGGAAGGCCACGAGGATTTAATTGGCACGAAAAGACGCTATCACGAAAACTGCTCCTATTTAGAAACGAGGGCCATCAGATTCGAGGCGGACTCCGACGAAGATGCAATCAGAATATTCCATGAAAGGACGGAACGAAGATAATGAAACTTGAAGAATACCTAGAGTCACATCTCGACGCAGGTGAAATCTGCGCCATTGTCAAAGAGGCAGATTTCGTAGGTCATTACATCTGCTGTTATTACATCTGCCTTGTAAAAGGCTCTATTGTGCCCGTAATCAGTCCCACGTATCTTAACCAGGAAGTCGTAAACGTCGAACACTCATACGTCGACGTCCTGAAAAATAAGAGAGACGGTTCCAAGACCAGCGTCAACGTCACGATAATAACCGTCAAAGACCTCGCTGTTTCCGAGCACACTCCTTCACACATCTATGAGCAACGGAGACAACAGCCGGAAAGAAGTTTCCAGATGGAGGATTAACCATGAAAAAACACCTATACGAGATATTCGCGGATAAATGGTATCGTGGCGGAAGCATCTGGATTTACAGCGACCCGCATTTCGGTGACGATGAGATGAAACACCTCCGCAAAGACTACATCGGAGACGACGAGCAAGTCAGAAGGATAAACAAAAAGGTCGGCAAAAACGACACCATCATCTTCCTTGGCGACATCGGGGACGTCAACTACATCAGGAAAATAAAAGGTTACAAAGTCCTTATCATGGGCAACCACGACAAGGGTGTCACCAACTACAGGAGGGAAGTCAACACCGTCGAGAAATTCTCGAATGAGAACATGACCGCCGAGGACGCGACGCTCTTGAACATGTACACGATGGCCGCCATCAACGGGGACAAGCAGGCCTTCAGGAAGGCTAACACCTACGTCCTAAGCAAATACACGACCGTGGAGACGGTCGACAACAAACTGTTCGACGAAGTCTACGAAGGTCCCCTCATGATTAACGACAAAATAATCTTGTCACACGAACCGATAGAGAACCTTCCACCGTACATGTTCAACATCCACGGACACGACCACTCGAACTGGGAGGGCGGAAACCCAAATAGGATGAACATGTGCGCCGAGTTCATCGACTACACCCCGGTAAACCTGAAATCAATCATCGAGGGAGGCAAGTTGAAGGACGTGCCTTCCATCCACAGGGTGGCGATTGACAGGGCAATCAAAAGAAAGTCCAAATAAAAATCGTTGCACCCTTCGAAAAAATCATGTATAATATATTTGAGCAGCCAGCCTTCGCTAAATTAAAAGTGCCGGCAAGTTGCTCAGATGCCCTTGTAGTTTAATGGCAGAACAGTTGCCTTGTAAGCATCCGACGGCCGTTCGATTCGACCCTGGGGCACCAATGAATACCTATAATTAAGGAGGAAATCTCATGAGCACCAAGGCATTCAAATTCACCGAGAAGAAAGTCATTCGCAAAGGACCCGTCACCACTGTGCTTGGCATCACCAACTACAGGCCCGACAAAGCCATCGACAAGGCCCATTCGGAAGTCATGCGGGCCCTTGACGAGGCGCAGGCGTTCAACTGGAATTCCTGCAACGCCGAAGTCGGATTCAAGACCGCCGGCGTTGCCAAATGCAATCCCAACGACGTCTATGACGAAATCTTCGGTAAGGTGTTAGCATCCAAGCGTGCGGAAGCCAAAGGCAACCGCGAAGCCCGCGAGGCACTCGTAAAACTGCTCAACAAGGTCGATTACCTTGCACACACGGTTCGCGAGGCCATCGACGAGTTGGATGCTCGCCACGCCTACTTGAAGAGCGACAAGTAATGAACGACGGCTCCTTCTGGAGCCATAATGGAGAGTTGGCCGAGCGGTCGAAGGCGTCTGTCTTGAAAACAGAAGTAGGGCAACCTACCTGGGGTTCGAATCCCTAACTCTCCGCCATCATGCCCGTGTGGCGAAACCGGTAGACGCAGCAGACTCAAAATCTGCCGCCCCTAAAGCGTGTCGGTTCGAGTCCGACCATGGGCACCACATACCTTGGTGGGATTAGCACAACGGCAGTGCATCCGGCTGTGAACCGGAGGACATGGGTTCGACACCCTTATCCCACCCCAATGCAGAAAGGAGAGTCTATGCTTGTTTTGGATGAACTTGAATTGAAGGTGGTCGACCACTTCAAACTCACGGCCAATTACTTCACAATGGGTGAATACGAAGGCAAGAGGGACGTCGTCCTCGATTACGCGGACATCGCCACGTTCTGCATGCACGAGGGTTATGGTGGCAGGGTCTACGACAAACTGTCTGCCGGAGCCCTGATGGACGGCATCTGCCGTAAGGTATGTATTGACGAGGATTCGATATCCTCGGAGTACGCCGCGGCTTGGTTGCTGTCACACTACTTCACCGAGGAACAACTTATGGAAATGAAGGCGAATGATGCCGAGAGGTTCCTTAAGGATTGGAAATACTGGGTTGGCTTCAGGAAATGCGACGGATGGGGAGATGTCTACATCAACGACGCATTGAAGGTCAAATCAGGCGACTGGGTATTCCACCCGACCAAAATCGACGGCGATGAGGCCGAGATATGGTATGTCGACAAGGAGAACCTGGATTGGGTTCTCGAACAGGAGAAGTCGGAAGAAGACTAATCCTGAACATAGGTCTGTCGTCCAACGGTAGGACTGCGGTCTCCAAAACCGCGTATCCGGGTTCGAATCCTAGCAGGCCTGCCATCATAGGTCATTCACTTCCCTATGATAACAGCATATGCCGCAAGTGATTGTATTAAGGCATCATGTTTACAGCCCGTCGGCACGAAGACGTAAAACCTCTGCGACCTCACCCTTGAGAAAACGGTCCCGAATATCCGGGATGATGCAGAATGGGGTTGAAAACCAGGATAAGGTAGGACCTGGCTAATGGTGACGCGACCGGGAAGTGCGTCGAATCAAAAGGCCCGGCTCAGACGGCGCAGGTCGTTGAAGAAGCAGGACAAATAAACAAAACCTTAATTGGTATCTTAGCCGTTACGCCGAAGAAGTAAAAAAGGAACGGTAGGAGGCACGACGAGAGGAAGGGTAAGCGTGCACACCTAATGTGCCGGGCAATCACATCAAACTGCCCGAATTCAAACGGAAGCGGGATATTACGCCTACGGCTGCAAAAGGGCACAGCATAAACGAGTCCACCAAGTACAGCGTGTGATGCACAAAACGGCATCCGGAAAAGTTCCACACCCAGAATCCTGTGTATGTGGGTACAGTCCCTCCCAGGTAGAACCTAGAATGTTCCTGTAAGAAGAAAGCAGGCTGGGCTAGTGAAGTGCCTTCTCGTGGAAGCGAACGGCAGAGGCGAAATAGAAACGAGCGTAGAATAAGCCTCACCCCCATGATGTGGTGTATAGTAACATCATAAAACGGCTCCATAGACAAGCGGCTTAAGTCACAACCCTCTCAAGGTTGCATTCACGGGTCCGAATCCCGTTGGGGTCTCCACATGCGGGATTAGTCCAATGGTCAGGGCCCCTGCCTTCCAAGCAGGAGACGCCGGTTCGATTCCGGTATCCCGCTCCATTTGCGGGCGTAGTTCAATGGTAGAACGCCACCTTGCCAAGGTGGTCATACGGGTTCGATTCCCGTCGCCCGCTCCATTGAAGTTAAACCAGGAGGCATGGAGTAATGGCATCTCAACACCCTGCTAAGGTGTCCGTCGGGCAACCGGCGTCCGCGTTCGAGTCGCGGTGCCTCCGCCATTGACAAACGACATAATCGAAAAGTTTGTTAACAAAATCATTGAAGCGAAAACGACTCGCTAAATTAAGTGTCTGAAAAAGGAGAAGGACAATCATGACAAAGAGACTAAACGACAATCTCGTATTCGTGCAACCCAGACCAGTCTTTGATTATAATATGATTGGTTATTTGTCCATGCCCATTTCAGGTGGTAATTAGCGGTAACAAGGCTCTAAATCAACTTCGAGGGTGGCATGGACGAAAAATCCGTGTCACCCTTTTTCATCGGGAGGTAGCGTAGTTTGGTCTATCGTGCTTGCGTTGGAAGCAAGAGGGCGTGGGTTCGAATCCCACCCTCCCGACCAAATTAATATGCACTAGTAACTCAGATGGGATGAGTGCCAACCTTACAAGTTGGAGGTCGGAGGTTCGAGCCCTCCCTAGTGCACCAAAACGGACTACTCGTATATCGGTTCTGAGTATGCTACCCTGTCACGGTAGAGAGGAGGGTTCGACTCCCTCGTGGTCCGCCAATGAATAGGCTCGTAGTTTAACGGTCAGAACGCAGACCTGATAAGTCTGAGACGGCAGTCCGACTCTGCCCCAGCCTACCACATCCGTCCGAATCGCCCCGATGCTGGAACGGTATACAATGCTCGCTTAGAACGAGTAGTCTGGGGGTTCGAATCCCTCTCGGGGCACCAACATTGTGAGGTGGATGTAACTTGGTAGCACACCCGGTCCGGAGCCGGGAGGGTATGGGTTCGAATCCCGTCCTCACAACCAATATGGATTAGTAACTTATATGGTAGAGTGGCAGACTGAAAATCTGCAGAAGTTGATTCGAGCGCAACCTAATCCACCAAACGCCGTATAGTCTGGGGCGAAGCGGAGTTCATACCTCCGTAGGCATGGTCCGATTCCATGTGCGGCGACCAACGCGGGAGGTTATACCGTAGGGGTAGCGGGACTGTCTGTAAAACAGTTGCCATCGGCTCGGGTAGTTCGACTCTATCACCTCCCACCATACGGGCCCTTAGTTCAAAGGCAGAACGCTCGGCTGTTAACCGAAGAATGTGAGTTCGATTCTCTCAGGGCCCGCCACGGATGGAACGCATCCGAAAAAAAACATTTGCATCCTCTGCCGATTTCGTGTATAATATACGGTGGGTGGACGGAAAGCCCATAAATACCCCGGTAACTCAATGGATAGAGTAACTGCCTTCTAAGCAGTAAGTTGCAGGTTCGAGTCCTGCCCGGGGTGCCAACCGACACACCCTCTTGGCGAAAAGGATATCGCGACTGCCTCCTAAGCAGTAGGTTGAGGGTTCGAGTCCCCCAGAGGGTGCCACACATTGGGGTGTAGCCAAGCGGTAAGGCACGCGGCTTTGAACCGCGGATGCGGTGGTCCGAATCCACCCGCCCCAGCCAAAGCGCAAAAATGCGCAAAAAATACACGCTAAATTAAAGGCGGGCGAAAACCTGCCGGTTGATTGCGAAGAGAAAATTCGTAAAAAAATTTACACTCTTCGGAATTATCGTGTATAATATGTATGTGAACGATGCGAGAGCGTGGTTCACGAGTGTTCTTTGAGAAAGGATTTATTGACAACCCTGTGAAGATGGTCTTACGGACCGCAGGGGTCTGGCCGACGTAGCGATTACGGAATGGGATACTGTTCCGGAAAGCGAGACCTTGAAGGAAAGGCAGCGATGCCTACGGACGGTTCACCTACCCGTGAGGGCAAGGCTCTGGTCAGTGTCGCAGTATGTCAATGGTATCTAGTCCTGACTTCGGATTCCGCCCCACAAGAGGCACTGGGAGTAATCCCATCCCGCCTGCGGTATTATGCCTGAGAAACATAATGCCCGGCAACTCACCCTACGGGTATCGGACGTGTTGACGCACAGTAATGTGCTATAAGGAATCGAAGTCGAGCGAGTAGCCGTATCACGTCTTTTTAAAACGATGACTTAAGGATTTTATGTCTCTGAAGTTCGGTGAAAGTTCCGGGGTTCCGCTCCCCGGCGTTGTATCGTCACGCAAGTGGCCATTGGAAAAGTGCTTGGGTCGCTCCCTTGCCCTCAGAGCCAGTGAATGTCGGATAACAAGGTACGGTTGGGAAGTATTGTACGGCGAAGGCCGGTCTTAAATCATTTCGCAAAGAACACTCAAAACATATACAGACGGATGGGACCTTCGGGTCCTTTTTCTGTTGCTAAATTAACTGATAGCAAAAGGAAGAGTTTTTATGGCGTTTGAAGAAAAAAGACTATTGATATTGGACGAAGACCTCGATTCCGTATACGGAACGTATTATTCCCAGCAGATGGGCAGGGATGATTTCGACAGGATTATCGCACTTGACCCCACGTTCAAGGTCGAGAACAACAAACTCGGAGAGTTCGGCAAGTGGCTTTTGACCCTGCACAAAAGGGGAGAGGACTTCGACGAAATCGGGGACGCCGTAAAACCCGCACTGGAGAAATACAAATCAATCAAGAACAAACTCAAGGGCGACAACGCCAAATACAGGGACGTCAACGCCTTCAAGAAGTTCTCCGACCTCACTTCCTTCCTCGACACCGTCGACGTCTACGACAAATCCGATTTCGAGGTCAGGGCGGAGCAAATCCCAGGCGCGGTCATGTTCGCCAAGAACGATGACTGGGAGGTCTGGAACCCACAGACATACGAGGCGTCAAAGTTCATCAGGGGCGACAACGCCGTCTGGTGCACCGGAAGACACGACAGCGACCACTATTACAACTACTATACCGAACGCGGCGGAAAGATTTTCATCATAATCAACAAACACGACAGGGACAAAAAATACCAATTCGCCATATACGCCCCCGAAAGAAGATTCAACGACTTCAGGGAATTCAAGGACAGCGGCAACTCCGGAGTCGAACCCGTCGATTTCTTCCTGAGCAGAAGGTCGTTGTTCAATCTATTGAAGGACAAACCTGAATTCGCGAACTTCGAAAGCATGAATAGGGTAAGGGAATACATCGAATTCGAGAACGGCGACGCAAAACTCGAATACAACTTCGGCGATTTGTCCTACGAGGCAAGGAAGATTATGGGCAACAACGGATTCAGGAAGTTGGTGAAGGAAGTGGTAATCACGACCGAACGCTCCGGCGATGTCGTGGACATCACCCAATTCAGGGGAAGGTGGCAGAATTGGCCGAAGTTAAGGAAATTGACGATTGGCAACGGATTCGTCGCAGTAGCCCAAGGGATGTTCTCGGACATGCCGAACCTAAAGACCGTGGTAATCGAGGGGAATACCATGAAGAATATCGGGGAATCGGCGTTCGAGGGGTGCAAGAACCTTGAGACCGTCAACCTCCCGGAATCGGTCGACACCTTGGAATTGAACGCGTTCGACAAATGCGAAAAGGTGAAAATCACGACGAAGAGACATCCGATAGCATGCAAAAGGATAAACCAACCTTTCTATGCAAAGCATATAAACTTCACGTCCGGGGAGGACGTTGAGGAGGCATTGGAACTCAATGAGGAATTCTCCGAATCGATGCCGCAATGGCTAAGGGACTTCCTAAAAAAGAACAAGGATGCCAAGGAACTGTTCAATAGGGCAAACCTCGACTTGAACAAGATGCACTTCTATTCCCTGGACGATATCCCCAGCCCGGCGTCGAAGTTCACCAGGGAACCATACGTCCCCATCTATCACCTTAAATACTCATATAGATATGGCGATGAGACGACCGAGATGGACCAAATCTACATTCCGGGATTGAACGACCACGAATACTACTACTGGCCTTCATATTGGAGCAAAGAAACCTTTGATAAATATTCAAAGAGGGACATCCTCGCCAACACGGTCGACTTCTGCTATTACGATTCGACGGATGAATCAAACTGGTCGAAGGAAAAGAGAAGGGGCAGAGCGGAGTTCCACACATGGGACGACAAATACGGCAGACATCCGGAGAAGGGATGGAGGCTCCACGACGAACCGGTCGAGGTTCCTGGCCACTACGACGAGAACGATAAGTGGGTCGAGACCGCGGTCAAGAGAATCCAAAGATTCGCCAACGCCGAGGGCTACGATAAATCCGGATACCTTCTTGACCCCCATAAATACGAGAGGATGAGAATCCAACTCGGCAAATTCAAAGTCAAATCGATGGACTACATCCTCGACGAATTGAACGGAATCAGAAAGGAACTGGCATCCTATCTGACCAAGTTCAACGTCAAGAAGATTAACTCGTCGCCAATCAAGATTAGGACGCTTAGGAACCTATCAGAGCAGTTGATGCAACTCATGGAGGAATACACTAACCTCGTAGAATCGATAGAGAATGCATTGGCCCTCAAGGACAAGAAACAGAGGAAGGATAAACTGGACGACATCTTCTTCGGTGAAAGATGGTCATCTGGTTCGTCGGTACTCTCATTCAGGGACAGGATAAGGCGTTTGAAAAAGAGCGTCGACTCCGCGGTCCAAGTCATAATCGGCGAATAAACATACAAAGGCCTCCTCGGAGGTCTTTTGCTTTATGCTAAATTAATTGATATGGAAAGCAGATTACTAGAGAACGTATACCCGATTGACGATACCCCGACCAAGATAATAGTTGGTGATACCGATTTTCTTGCGTTCGTAGACAACAACATCCAGAAATCGGACCTGAGGGTTTTCTACGATTATGAGCACGGATGGTATCTCGTGGCAGACGCCGGCGACAGGATACACATCGACATGATTAAGGACGCCATTGACAAAACAGATTTGTATGACCAAGACGAACTTCCGGAAGACGAATATGGTTACGGTTACACTTACGAAAAGGCAGACTACATCCACGACAACTTCGGATACAGTTTCTATCTAAGCAAGGATGCGGAACCAGATTGCGAAGAGCCATACGACTTCACGTCGAAGTTAAACGCACACGGAAAAACCGTTTACCTATTCGCCTGGACAGACGTAAGCGACATGGGGATACTGCACGAGGCAAAGGAAGACAGGGAAAGATTCGCCAAGTGGGTCAACTCATTCGTCGGCGACATGGACGAAACCGATGAGGTGCTAAGGACATTCAACAAGGAAAAGCAAAGGGTCGAGGCACAGAAGAGGGACGTCTACTGGTGGATGAGGAACTCAACACCCGAGGAGTTCATCGAATTCCTCACGTCGTTGACCGCCAAGAAAACCAGGTCGGAGATAAGGGCCGACGCGAAGGAAGGGGCGGAACTCATATACCATTCCAAGAACTGGAAGGTATATAAGATAAACACCCTGGACGCCGCCACAATCTACGGCAAGGGGACGAGGTGGTGCATCACCGGCAAGGAGAAGGAATACTTCTGGAACTTCTACAGGAACAAACACCTGGGCGCACCATCCGAGTTCTATTTCTTCATCAACTCGTTCGGAGACAAATACGCGATGCTCTATTGCAAATCGAACGGTAGATTCGAAATCTACACCGATTCCGACAACTACACGAGGGTCATCCCGGAAGCACCCAAGGTCGAGGGATTGCCTGACGTCGCGGAACCGGATTCGGAATTGATAAACGAACTGGCGAAGGCAATCAAGACCGACGCCAAGAACATCGTCAAGGTCTATCCTTCGCAAGAGGAACTGTACGATAACGACAACGTCGAGAAATACACCGTGTTCCTCAGGAACGACGACATGATTGATTTGTACAGAAGCCTGGAGACTAACGAATTCACGCCGTTCGAGGATTATTGGGATGTCTGATAATACTTTTTATTTATATTATCGCATATTTTCGTGTATAATATATGTGTATGGAAGAAAAAGACATTGTTGAAACATCGGCCTCCCCGGAAGTGGAAGTACTGGAGGGCGGCCACGACTACACGAAGGACATCCCCGCCTTGGCCACGATTGCGGAAGTGACCGACAAGAACTCGCAGGCGATGATAATGGTGAACGGGGTCGCGTATCCTGTCGTACACCATCTCGTGCATTGTCCCAAATGCGGAAGGGTAATCGTTGACATCTCAAACCCCATGGTGTCCTATTCGGACGTGTGCAGAATGTGCACGGAGGCGGAGCATAAGTTCCTTAACGTAGCCACATACTGCCCGGCCTGCGGACAAAGGCTCAGATACGCCAGGGAAGAGCCGATAGATGCGGAGGTCAGCGAGAAAGCCGCGGAATAGCGAAAACTTCCTCGCTAAATTAAGGGAGAGGCACTGCCATCCCTTATCCTTTCAGTTGGTAACCCTCTCAACGGCTCGCACAATGCGGGCCTTTCTTTATTTATTTAAAAATCCCTATGTACACTACACAATTATATAAATATGAGGGGTCGAGGAAGAGGAGGACATGGGGAGAGGGTAGAGATAGAAGAGAAGGGATGGGGGACGTAACTAGTATAGGTAGACGCTAAATTAAATGATACACGAAAGGTTTAACGGTAACTTACGATGAGATATTTGAAGGAATCATTGAAACTATTGAAAGAAGACGACATAGACGCTGAGACAGCCGTCGAACAGGAACCGGAATTCAACGAGGACGACCTCGGTGATTTGGATTTCCAGGGTGTCGACATCACCGCCGGCGCGGACAAGGTCTGCTCCGGAAGCAAATGGGACGTATACAAGCCGAAGAACCTCGACGGCATGATTCTTCTTGCATCCGGCACTAAATGGCTCAGCCCCTACAAATACAATCACCGCGAGATGGAATACGACCAGGTCGACGAGGAATCGTGGACGACTAAGAACTGGCCAAGTGCCTTCGTGTTCATCGACAAGCAAAACGAAAACAACAAATTCCTTTTCTGCTCCAACTGGGCCGGGGTCTATTCGCCCAGGTTCGCGAGATACAGCGCGGCGACCTGGATTTTCAAACAGAACGACCCCAAATTGACCAAGTGGGCCGTGGACCAGGGATTCAAATACACATCGACGGCATTGAAGAAGAAGGCGGGAGGACAGAAGGTCGCCCAAACCGGGACATACGTCTATCCCACGGACATGGAGCCTGCGCATAAGGACAAACAGGCGGCAAGGAGAATAGAAGTCGTACCGGGGACGAAGCAAATCAGGTCCAGGGCCTTCGGGTGGTTCCCCAACGTCACCAGCATCGAATTGCCTGACAGCGTCGAGAAAATCGGCTCCTATGCATTCTGCTCGTCAGGGATAAGGGAAATCAGGATTCCCCCAAAAGTCAAGGTCCTCAAGGAAGGGACGTTCTCATACTGCTATGACCTTGAGAAGGTAATCCTTCCCGATGGGTTGCAGGAAATCCAGGAACGCTGCTTCACATACTGCGGAAAACTAAGCGAGATATTCATCCCACTTTCGGTCACGAAGATTGGCAGACAGGCATTCAACCTGTACAGAAACTGGTATAGGTCCGAGGCCGCACCAAACCCGGACAGCGTCAGAATAAAGGTCTACTGCGAGGCACCGGAGAAACCAGACGGTTGGGCAGAGGATTGGATTGAGAGAAAGACATCGACGTATAATTACGACACCAGGACATGGGAACCCGTGTTCCTCAACGGAATAGAAATCATCTGGGGAGTATCGAGGCCCCAAAGCCTGCACGAAGACGAAAACGGGGAGGAAGACATCGGGGACATCGAGTTCGTCGCCAGGGACAATCCCACCAAGGTGAAAGACGGCGCGACGGGATTGAAGGTTGTCGTTCCTTTGAGTTACGACGAATTCCTTTCGTATTATGACGGACAGAATGCCGAAAGAATCAGCGACATAGTAAAATATAACTTCAACGGAAACGGAGCCATAAGAAACACATACGTCGTATTGGACGGCGACGACAACGCGATAGGGACGTTCATCGCAAGGAACAGGGATTACTTCGGCGAAAACTGCGCAAGGATATCGTCCCAGGACTTCGCACGCTACATCGTCGGCAAATCTAAGAAGATAGCGAAGTGGTTCAAGAACACGTTCTCCACATCAAGACACGATTTCGATGTCGCGTTGAGCCAACAGGACTTCCTGGACAGAACAGGAGGTGTGTGGACATACGGCGGCGACGATTACCTAGGTGACAGTAGGGCAGTCGTCAAGAAGGTAATCTTCCCGGATGGTATGACTGAGATTCCGGCATACGCATGCTCCAGGTTCTGGGGACTGGAGGAAGTGGAGATACCTGAATCCGTTACCAAGATTGGCAGCCTCGCATTCAGCGAATGCAAGATGCTGAGGAACGTCATCCTCCCCGAATCGATAAAGTCAATCGAAAACGGCGCGTTCAAATTCAGTGGACTTGAGGAAGTGAAGATTCCCGACGGCATCACGGAAATCCAGGATGAATGCTTCTCCGGATGCAGCAACATGAAGAGGGTCCAATTGCCCAATAACCTAAGGAAAATAGGCAAAGACGCATTCTTCGGATGCAGCGGCATGGAAACGTTGGACATCCCCGAGGGAACGACCGAAATCGCAAAGCAGGCGTTCACCTACGGAAGAAGCCTGAAGAGGGTACACATCCCGGCATCTGTCACTACAATCGGGGATTTCGCGTTCTCCATGATTGAGTCGCCTGAGTGCGTCATCTACTGCGACGCCGAATCAAGGCCCGATGGATGGTCAAACAAAATAGTATACAACTTCCTATATAACAAGGAGCCTGATAACATCACGTTCAAATTCGGGGAGCACATTACCGAGGACATCGACGACAGCGACATCTCGGACATAACCTTCGAGGCGGATAACTTGGACACCGATTACGAAACGGGCTCGCAGCAATACATGGCAAAGATGAAGGCCGACGCGGAAAGGCACGGCTTCACGATTGAGTTCCATCAACCGGTCTACCCCAAGAGGGGAGACCCAATCTGGTATTGCGGCGTAGATGGAATCTTCAGCCTGAAGAAAGACGGCAGGGAGATTTACGTATACGCCGGCGGTGACGCCGACCTTTACGACAGGAACACGAAAGACAGTGTGGAATCAAGCCATGACCTTGAGGAGAAGTACGGAATCTTCAACGACAACGCGTTGTATCTGAACACCTCAAGCGATTGGGATGACGACAAGCCGGACTCACCGCTGTTGTGGGGAGAGGACAACACCCTCTACATCGGATTCGTAATCTCCAACAACGCGAAGGGAATAGACATCTACAGTTACGACATGAACTTCGAGGATTCGTATGACCTCATCCACGACTTCTACAGTATAGACACGCTGTGTACCGAGGCATACGAGAGATTCCTAAACGAATACGACACGGAAGACTAAGCAACCAATGGTTGCTTTTTCTTTAGTTTGACATGCGTTTCCTGCTGTGATATACTATTTGGGAACATAGGAGGAAACCATCATGAAATTCGTTTATGCGACCGGCGGCAGGGAGAAATACTTCAAGGCCACCGACGTGGGCGACTGCGTCACCAGAGCCATCGCCAACGCGACCGGCGTGGACTACAAGGAAGTCTACGACCGGCTTTTCGTCCTGACCAAAGAACGCAGATACAGCAAACGCGAACGCCACTGCAAACACGAGACGCCACGCAACGGCGTGTTCACCCGCGTGGCGAAGAAATACATCGAGGAGGAACTCGGATGGGTGTGGGTCCCGTGCATGGGAATCGGCACCGGATGCAAGGTCCACGTCGCCGACGGGGAACTTCCATCCCGGGGCAACCTCATCCTCAATCTCTCCAGACACTTCTCGTGCGTGAAGGACGGAGTACTGTACGATACCTACGATTGCTCCAGAGACGGCTCTCGCTGCGTTTACGGGTACTGGCGGGCTCCCACACCGGCCGAACGCGAATCGTGGCTGGAAAGGCGTTCTAGGGCCCTTACGGAGGCATCCGAGAAACAAGCCGCACGCGAAGACCTGGCGAAACGCAAAGCCGAGGCCAAAAAGCACAACGACAAAATCAGGAAATCATACGCCAAGAAGATTCGCGAACTCGAAAGGAGAATCAAGAGACTCGAGGCCGAGAGGGATGCCAAACTGATTGTCGTGAAATAAAGTTTATACATTATAAATTTATAATGTATAATATATAAGGAGGACTATCCATGAAAGAATATTTTGTGATAAGCGACAGCCACTCATTCTACTCAATCGTCAGGAAATCCCTGTTCAAGGCGGGATTCAGGAAGACCAACAAGGACCACATACTCGTCGTCCTGGGAGACGTCTTCGACAGGGGACCGGAAACCATCGAGATGTATGACTTCATCATGTCGATACCGAAACGCAGGAGGATTCTCGTCCGCGGCAACCACGAGCCTTTGTTCCTCAAATTGCTGAACGACAAGCAGTTCCCGGACGACTACGATTACCACAACGGTACCGTCGGGACCTTCTGCCAAATCGCGCACGAGGACGAAAAGAAACTGTATAGGTCGTACTGGTATTCCAACCTCTACCTTGAGCACGGTGACCTCAGCGACGCACCAATCATCGACACCGGGGAATACGTCAGCAAGAACATCGTCAAAACCTGGGACCACGTTCGGGACGAGGTCAGGAAGAGCGAAATCGTCGACTGGCTGGTAAGCGACGAATGGGTCAACTACTTCGAGATGGACAAATTCGTCATGGTCCACAGTTTCATCCCGTTAAAACCGAAGGAGGAATACGAACAGTACGCCACGATGGGCTATCAAATCCCGGACTGGGCATGCACATACGACCCCAACTGGAGGGAACCCACAGCAGATTGGTACGACGCCGTGTGGGGATGCCCATACACGCAGTTCGACGCCGGCTTCTTCAAACCTGAGGCCGACAAGGGGAAGGTGTTGGTCTGCGGACACTGGCACGCGAGCGACTTCCACAGAAGATACGAAGGGGATTGTTCTAAAAATTTTGAAATCTATTTCGGTAAGAACCTAATCGCAATCGACGCGTGCACCGCATACTCCAAGATGTCAAACGTATTGCACATCAAGTTCGTCGACGGGGAATGGACCTGCTTCGACAAGTACGGAAACAAACTGGAACCAAAAAAGAAGGAAACAGACAATGCTGGAAACTAAGATAACCTACAACAACAAAATCAAACTCCCGGGCGTGGACCCCCTCTGCGCAGACGGGATGATTCACATCAGACTGAGGGACTACGTCGAGGGCGAGACGTTGGTCGGGTTCGAACAGAAACTGACCTACATCATCGTCAAGATATTGACCACCCTGCCGATAGACGCCAACGACATCCGCTCGGACGACTTCGACAAAGTCTGGGTCAAGTACTACGGAATGCTATTAAATAATGAATTATTTAATAGGCTACTCACCGGATGCCAGGCGTTCATCCCCGACTTCAAGGGATTCAAAATCTCTAAGAAGTACAAGAGGGCAGGGCTCAAGGGGCCGTTCGACCAATTCGGAATCGTCGACGAGATGTCATGCGACACCGTGTTCGAAATCGTAAGTTCCATGGCGATAGACCAACTGTTCTCATTAGTCTTCAGCGACAACGTGACGTTCCAAATCACCAAGTCCGAGGACAGGGATTACTCCAAGGTCTACGGTAAGTTCGTAAGTAAGATGAACAGAGCCAAAAAGCCCGAAGATAACGAGCAAACCGAACAGCAATACCCCGAGGGATACGAACCCGTTGACCTCTGGGACAACCAATAAGGTGGGGAAACGTTCCAGTATATTGGGGACGACGCATCGCGGAGGCCCCTCCCTCGGTCGGGCCGGCCGCCTCAAAATACGTCAAATGGATTCGGTTTCTAAAAAATACCCTTAAAAATATGTTTGGGTTTAAAAAATTCAAAGGTCTGGGTTTTTCCCTGTCTACCTACGAGAATACTATGTATATAGTATTCGAGTAGGTTGATGTTACGTTATATACGTTACGTTATATACGTTACGATATAGACGTTACGTTATAACGTTACAGCATCCCCAAAGAAAATATATAAAAGAAAGCACCCTTCAATCACACATACAGATAACAAAAGGTTGACATACCGACCGAAAACGGTGTATAATAGTTACGAACGAGAAAGGAGATTCGTTATGAGCAGACTCACAGGCGACGCATCGGATTTGATTAGCCACATCCTACTATCGGGGGATGAGGGCGATAACTTCTACGAATGCTTTCTGAAATTCAAGGAGGCCACCGGGGGCGTCATCAACATCGTCCATCCGGTAAAGATAAACAAGGCCAACGCCGAGTATGTGGCAAATCATTCAAGTATGTACGACTACATCAAGGAAATCAGGAAGTTAAATGACGGGAGGTGCAAATGCGGATACAGGTTCGACGAGCACCCGGTGTTCCAGAGGAAGTTTGGAGACTACGCCAAGTTCGACACCATCGAGGAGTTGGTAAAGGACAACGGAAGCGACACGTTCTACGTCTCGGAGGAATACAGATTCAACGACGTCCTTGACATCATGCCCTACCTCGCACATGGCGTAGGCTCGTATATGGCATCGACCGACGAAGACGGGAAGAGACACGTGAGCGTCACCATCTCCGGCACGTCCATGTACGACGACTCGGACGAAACCTCCAGGTCCGTCGGCATGGACCCCCACTCGGATTGGAGGCGCAGGAAATACCTCGAGTTCTTCAGGGACGTCGTAATCAACTACCTCAACCCAATCGGCAGAATCGTGGTCAAGGACATCGACTTCGACAAAGGCACCACAACGATAAACGTCGGTGCACCAATCGATTCCAACTTCCCGGTCGAGATTGTCCTTAGGAACGACGTCGACCCCGACTTCATCATGCAGCAGCCTAAAGTGGTCAACGCGGATGAGGGTACCGTGGATATCTCGGATGTGTTCCCTACCGACCATCAGGAATCCATGACCTCAATCAGACTCAGGTTCGTGGCTCAAAAGGCTCCCCTCAAGAAAGAGGACCTCAAGTTGATTGACATGGATAGGACGTCATCCGGGTTCAAGGCGTTCTTCGGGAAGAAGGACTGCACGGATTATTGGGGAGACGACTGGAACGACAAGCCCTATGAGCACAACGCCGGCGAGGTATACGACGAATTCGTGGAGAGGACCGTGGACTTCAACATCCCGTTCGGATGCAAAGCCTACATGCCCTGCGACGGAGAATACAACAGCCGTTGGTCCAAGGAGGACTTCAAGAACATGGTAACCCCAATCCTGATTGTGGTCCCCAAATCAATCGCGGACAGGGAGATGTACGCCTGGAGCAACGACGACTACAAATCATGGGTCGGGACCAAGGGGGTCGTCAGATTCTACCTTGAGGACTCGAAGGAGGACTTCATAAAGAAACTCATCGGACTATACGAGGACGCCGGTCAATTGCCCAATTCGTTCCTGTTCGAAAGCGAGGACAAACCGAATGGGTAAGGTCAACAGCATGGGGTTCGATTGGTCTAAGGACAGCGAACGCGAATACGCCATGAGGCTCGTGGAGACCCTGCTCGACTGGGGAAGGGACAACGATGACTCATACTGCCAGGTCAAGATGGAGATGAAGGGAATGTTCCTGGAGGTCTTCTGGACCGTGGTAGACAAGGACGGCGAATGGGGAACCACGTTCGAGCCTGTGAACGAAGACCAACTCGTCGTCAAGGAGATACGTTTCCCCAACGGCCATTACGAATACGCCGTCGACGAGGAACACGAGAAATACCTCTGGGAGAGATTCCACAAGGAGAACCCGGGTTGGTATAGGAACGACTTCGGGATATGGACCAGAAAGGAAGAGGACCAATAACGATGAAAACGAACATCCCAAACCCAGCCGTCAAAATCACCCAAGAGGAACGTGATTTGATGAAACACATCGAGTCGTATGAAAATTATGACTTCGATGGGATGAAGGTCTTGGGTCGCTGCGGAAACCTTAGGAAGGCCAAACGCATATTCAAGAGCCTGATGGAAAAGGGAATCGTTGAATACGATGGGTTCGACCCCGAAAACATCTGCACCAAAAACAAAATACGTAGGGGTATCAATTGGTATCTCGCGGTCTTCAATTGGAACAAGGAGAACAAACAATGAGGAAACTTACATTGGCGATGTTGGCGTTGGCATGCGTGTCATGCATGGCCGGATGCAACGAGAACTACAAGAAGGTCGGCGGCAATCAGATGATTACCGGCTCAAGGCAATACAACTACGCGTTGGTACGCTCGCAACTCACCGGCGACACATATTACCACATCAGCGGATGGGCCGAATACGGACCGGAGGGCGGAGCGACGATGGCATCAGGCGGAACCGCGGCCATCGCCCCCTACGTGGGACTCGAACTCCAATTGGCGGTAAGCAAGGACGTCGTCTATTACTGGGAGCCCAACCTCTCATACATCCTGTCCAAGGAATACAATATGTCCTGGGAAAAACTCTCCGGCGGAAAGATGGTGGAGTGACATGGCACAGGTATCGAGCAACATCAAGAAAGCCATCGAAGGCGTCAAAAACGGAATCGTCGTCAAGAGATACGACGGCGGCATCAACGACTTCAGGGGAAGCGACTTCGTCTACCTGGTCTTCTTCGACGGTGGATATAATCTCATCGTCAGAGGCAGAGAGGGGATGCTCAAGGTCGACGACTACGGAATCTCCTGGGCGTTGGACGAGAGGGGATTCACATCGAACAAAACAACAGTGGAGGCGGAACAGTAAACCGTTCCGGTAAGGAAATGACAGATAAAGACAGAAGATTCAGCCAATTCATCCGTAAAGCCCAACGCGAGGGCGCAACAAGCGAGAACGTCAAACTCCTTGAGGATTTCATGGATGACGACATCAAGGCACTCAGAGATGAACTAGGCATCAGCAAAAGGGCTTTCCTGAGGCATCTCATCCTCATGTCCATGTGCGACCCCGTTACGGCTGCCTATGTCGCAGCCAACGACGAGCCGGCATGCCCGGAGGCCTGAAGCACATCCAAACCAATCGCTAAATTCATGTGAGGAAAGGTCAGTGGAGGCTACGTCCGTATGGAAGCGAGATACGACTTTTCCGATTACGAGGAGGCATATTACCATCGTAAGGTGATGGACTGCGTTAGGATTGGGACCTACCTGCTCAAGAGGCTCAAACACGACAAGAAGGCCAAGGAACTTATCGAAGAACTCGCCACCATAGACTTCCGATGGGACCTCCCGGAACGTGAGTTGGACAGGATAACCGAGGTGCTCCAGGACGTGAGAATCTGGCTGATGGTGAACGTCACCTCGCTGTGATTCAAAACCGTGACTCAAATCACGGACGCTAAATTAAGTGGACCGGCGTAACTGCGCCAAGTTTAAGAAAACAATAGATTTCCACTTTTCGGAGTGGATTTTTATTTTGGGTTTGACACACCGTCACGGAAGTGGTATACTATCACCGAAAGGCAGGAAGATACCATGAAGTTCAATATCCCAGTCTCCAAACTCGACCGTCTCCAGAAGAAGGTCAACCGCATCATAAACAAGACCCACGACAAGGGACTCGACACAATCGTCTTCGAGGTAGGCGACGAGGTCCGAATCGAGGACGAGAACGTCAAGGGCGTCTTCCACGTCTGCCGCGAGGTCGAGGCCTCGGGCGAGTACGTCATCGACGGCTGGCAATTCGTCGGCACCGTCGAGCACAAGGACAACGGCAACATCATCCGCTGCGTCGTCCCCGAACTCGAATCAGACATCCCGGCCAAGTACAAAACATCCCATCCATATTGTGAGCACTGCAAAACCGTCAGGCCCCGCAAGGACACCTACCTCGTCCGCAACATGGAGACGGGAGAGTACCGGCAGGTCGGCAGGCAGTGCCTCATGGAATACACCAGGGGACTCAGTGCGGAGGCCTGCGCCGAAATCATGTCCGTCATCGACGCCTGCGTATTGGCAAGCGAGTGCGAGGACGATGACATCGTGGAATGCTTCCGTGCGTTCGGCAACTCCTCATACCTCCTCGACACCAATGAAATCAAGTATATCGCCTACGGCTACGTCAGGGACCACGGCTACGTCGGTGGTGGCGTAACGTCTGAGACCGTCGTGAACGTCATCTGCAAGACCGCCAAGGACGTCAGTTTCAGGGAGGCCACCGACGAGGAAATCGAGGCCATGGACGAGTGGGTAAATAATATCCATGCCGAGTACGGGTACATGTACAACGCCAAGGTCGCCTGGACCAGCGAGTACTCCGAGTTCCGCGACGTCGCCCTCATCACATCCTTGGTCGCCGTCTACATCAGGGAGATGAGCAAACTCGCCAAGCGTAAGGCCGACATGGAATCCCGCAACAACGAGTGGGTCGGCGAGGTCGGTGACAGAATCACCGTCAAGGTCGCCAAGGCCCGCATCCTCTACACCAGGGACAACAGCCACAAGTCATATTACGCCCGCTGCTCCTACGTCTGGGAAATCATAGACGAACAGGGGCACACCTTCAAGTGGTCCTCATCCTCCTACGCGGAAATACTACCTGGGAATACCATCGTCGCAACCGTCAAGGCCCACGATGAATACAAGGGGACCAAGCAGACGGTAATCACCATGGGCAAGGTCTCCGAATAAAACACATCAACGAAACGAGCCCGTTCAGAGATGAGCGGGTTTTTCGCATACGCGTATATTCGAGCATTTGCGTTGGCTAAATTAAATGATTCGGAAGTTATGCCTAACCTTCAAAGGCATTAAAGGAGACATTATGAAGAACAAATTGAACGAGAACGACGAATTATACGGCGGCGACCCATCCGTTTTGGAAGACGCCATCAAGTACGGCGAGAACGTGAGGAAGATGGTCAAGAAGAACCTCAAGCCGGCCGAGGACGCCGCAAAGGCATTGGCCAAGGACACCGCCACCGAGGCCAGCAAGACCAGGATAAACATCAACAAGGCGTTGAAGGCCATGAAGGTCTGCGAGGCGTTCAAGGATAGGTTCGGGGACAAGATGCTCGCCGAGAGCCTTCCCAAGGTCAATTGGAACGACATTTACGTGGCATTGGTAGACAGTGAATTGGAGGTAATCATCGAGAACATGGGTGATTCCGCCTACGACGACGATAAGTACATCGACGTCAAGAGGGAACTAGTCAACGACCCCGAGTTCTATGAGGATATGGTCAGATACATCGCATCGCAACTCACGGGATACGATAGGTTCTGGGAAACCATAAACGAAATCGTGGACGATGAGTTCTGGGAATACATGGGCCGTGCGGCCAAGGAGTTCGTCGAAACGAACAACGGCGAAATCGAATTGGGAGACGGGGAAACCGAGAACGAGGCCTTCGTGACGCACGTCAAGACCAGGAAGGAACTCGCCCCAATCATCGAGGAAGCCAAGAAAAACAAGAGGAAATTCACCGTCCGCAAATCATGCATGGAAGGATACAGATACGAAATCAGGGTCGACAAGGCGTTGAACGAGGCCAAGTACGACGGCGGGGAGTTCGACGTCTCGGAGGCGTCGTCAAACCCAGACGCGGCATACAGGGCACTTGAGATGACGCTCGACGACGACAGGAAGGCTTTGCTTGACGTCATCTACGACGCATGGAAGAACTGCCGTAACGAAGGCAAGTTGGAACTCACCGACGAATCATGCAAGACAGATGAATCCTGCAAGACAGACGAATCATGCAAGGTCGACGAGGCATCCTCA